AAGGTAGATCAACTCTCCAAGTGCCGGAACCTCCTGCTGTACTTGGTACAAAGTTAATTCCAGCCAGTCTTGCATCTATTCCACTATTTCTGTCCCGTGAATCCACATTTGCCGTTCCTGACTCCCAACCAAATGTAATGGACTGTCCATTTACGGATTTTGTGGTTGGATAAGCAGGATTAGCTGTACCTGTTGGGCATAACTGAAATGTTGAAGTAGATGGGTCAGTTACATAGGCAGATGTATTTCTGAAATCGAATCCAAAGATAGCCATTCAGAAAAGCCTTTAGGGGAGCCTATTACGACTCCCCATTAGGAAGTAAATTACGATTCTTGATGTTCTACAGAGAACTCATACGTCAGTGAAGCAGTTGCAGAAGCTGCAAGCAAATCCACTGAAGGAAGCGTCGCAGCCGTTGGAACAGAGACCATTGAATCGGGGTTTGGAGCAACCCATCCTCCGGGACCAGCCGCACCGCAACCAAAGATAACATGGTTGGTTCGACCAGTAGACGAAGCGGTTCCCCCTGTAGATGCAGTAGCTGTTGCCGCCTGCATACCCGAATCCTTGGGTGCAGGAGTCGTAGCTGTACCCACAGTTGAGGCAGTTGTGGCTTTCATAATACGAAAGACAATACCTGAGATAGTGGTGAGGGCCGATGCTCGTCCAATCACGTAAGCAGCCTGCAAGTTTACGCTTCGTCCGTTAGCAGCGGGTTTGAGATAAATTGCATCAGTTTCCGTGTTCGGAGTAGCAGAACACGTTGAAATCCCCGGCGTCGCCAGAGATGAAGTATAAACCATTGGCATTACACTAACTCCTTTTTCAACTTTGTCATTAGACTAGTTTTCTCTTGTAGTTCTATTGCAATTTCTTCTGGGGTAAGCAACCGCCCGTATTCTTCCATCTGAGCATTGTATAGCTTATTCCAAAAAACCTGATCGGGCTCCATGTACATTCCATCTATATCACCATACTTATCCGCACAGTCATTACATAAATAGAAGGCGAAGTCATAGTCATTTTCCAGTACTCTACCGCCATCAGCCCCACAACTCGCGCAATATATGTATATCCAAAGAGCACCAGCACCTGAGAGACTGTGATCGAACTTTCTATGCGTAGGAATAGACGAAGGTAAAGCTAATGGAGTACTCATTAGGGCCTCGTAAATTCAACTTGTACTGCTGCTTCTGAGGGTGCGCCACCAATACTTGTAAACATAATTTCCAGCTTATCCCCGGTGGAGAAAGCTGTGTTTTGTACAGCCCCTCCATCCATCCAAGTATCTGCTGCACTCACGGTTAAGTCAGATGCAAGAAGGAGTAGGGAACCATTACGACGAGCATTTATAGTAGTGCCCGTAGACCCTGAGACATAGCCCTTTACTGCGGTTGCGGTGCAGTTAAACGGAGCACGCCATACAATGACGTTAACAGGGGCTGTGGGAGTAAGAAGGGTTCCCCCACGCGCAAAAGGTAAGGCAAGTATTAAGATACCAGCCCCCGTGTTAACATTCTGGATGGTAACATCAAGATTGTTGTTTGCATCAAAGTTAAAGGGCATTAGAATTTAGACAAGAGAACCACAGAGTAGTCTATAGAATCCGCGCCATTGTGAAAGTTACCGAGGTTAATCTGGTCATACATTCCTGTATCGAACACAAGATTTTGCGTTAAACTAAAGAAAGGGGAAGAGGCCGTAGGTGAAGGAGCGACTGTTCCAGTAGAAAGACCCATTGTGAAAGAAACTTGAGAGATACTAGCTGGAGTTGTCGTGTCCTTTACAGAGAGCATGAATAGACGATGCTGCCCTAGAGTAATAGGGCCACTTACCGCGTTAGCTGCAAGTGTAGCTTCATTCCCTGTTATGGTGACAGTATTGGCGTAATCCGGAGTAAAAATTCCAGTAAGTGTTGCCATTGTTAGTTTGCTTCCTTTGGAACGCCAATGCGTTCATCATTAACGTATACTTCCGGATGTTTAAGCAAGTCCTTGAGCAAGCCTTTCTTTTCAGCTTCTATCAACTCATGAACAGAGTACTCAAGCATCTCTAGCTGTTCTTGTTGCTTATCAGGAGGAGTATTTACAATCAAACCCATAAAGGTAGTGAACATACATCGCTTGCACTTGAAGTTAGGCTTCATCTTGCCTCCATAGGCATAATGATGAATCCCACAGGTCAATGTAACCTTCTTGGGGTCCATTGCCAGTGCAAGTATATCAGCCCTGTCCTTCTCACTTATGATAGACATTACTTTCCCTCTCTTGAAATAGAACGCGGGGCAGGAGGCGTTGATTCGCCCGAAGGGAGGGTGGCTTCGTTGGCCCCGCGATATTCTTCCAGCATTTTCTTGATATCTCTAACGCGCTTCTCAAAAACCGCACTAGAGAGCTGGATTTCAAACCGTTTTAACGCATATCCAACCCAAATAGCCAGTAATACAGGTTGATTGAAATAGCTCAGGATGTAGGTCCACCCGACCACGGGTCCTAATATCCCTATGACTGACGCTAGCTCAGGACCCGTGTGGGTGGCCAGCCATCGAATCAGTCTGTTGAGTTCAAACCCTGTACCAAAGTCTCGTATGCGCCTACGTGTTAAGTTAGCATCATAAATAGCGAGAGCACAGTTCACTGCGGCTAGGATTTGAATTATCATTTAAATTTTGGGGCTGTTATCGCACAGCCCTCGAAGCGTCATGATTATCCGATTTGAGCAAGCTCAATCTGAAGGTTGCCAACTAGACCAGCAGCCGAGGCTGAGGAGAAGAGGCCAATTTGATCTCCGGGATTGAGGATAAGGGGAGAACCCGATGCCGTTGAAAGCGTCAAGTTCTGTCGAGTATTGGCAGTTCCTTGCAGGGATACAACAGCCGAGGTCAGAAGAATGACTGTCGTACCATTAGCTGCCTGTGGAGCAAGCGAGTCCGCTGTAACACGAACCACCGACAGGTTAGCAGCACCTGTTGATTGCACGGTCCAGTTTAGTCTCATTCCCACAACTTGACAAGTAAAGGGAGCTTGATAGGCCCACTGTGTGATAGTACCAGCGGGAGCAAGTGGAATGTCAAGAATTTCCCTAGTACCGGGTTTATAATAAGCTACGACAGGTGTGGCCGAGCCATAGCCAGAAAGTTCTTTGACGGTAGTTGTTGGTCCCAGTGCGGGATTTTCGTCACGAAATAAAGGCATAGTCTTTTAGTCTCCTTGTCCTTTATCCGTTAGTTACTGGGGAAGAGTTCGACGATAACAGAGCAAGTCGCTGCGTTAGCAGGAGCCGCACTGAAGGTCACAATTCCGCCTGTTTGAGTTAGAGTAGAGATAGTGCAGGTAATCGTATTGGCAGCGGTATCCGCAACACCGGAAGGTCCTGCGATGGCGCGAGCGAGTACAACACCACCCACAAGAGCACTTGTAGCGATAGCAAACGTCACAGTAGCAGCAGGATTGCTTTCTGCCACAGAGGAGGCGTTTGTGACTTGAATGGTTGAGGTTGTAAGCGCGTTGATCGTGAATGTACCGTTGTTACCCGCGTTAGTGAAGCCACCGAAGGTAATAGACTGACCTACCTTCAACTGACCATAGGCACCAACGCCTGTATACACCGCTTGGTTTGCTACGCCCCCAATAGTAGCCGGAGCTGTAACCGAGGATACAGGAATAACCACGTTTGTCTGAAAGGGCTTCTGAACACCATCAATCCAGTTCAAAGTTGCCGTAGTCGTGGCCCCGTCACCCACGAAGGTAGCCGAACCTACAACTGCCTTGGATTGCGATCCAGAAATACCACCCTGAGATTGAAGCTGACCCTGAGCAAGGGCGGGTCCATACCATGTTACGTTCTGTGCAGGAATAGCCATATTTTATTTTTCCTTTTCTTTAGGCGTGTACTTTGTGAATTACCAAACTTCCACATTGAGTACAGGCCAAGGCAATGAGGGAAGTCTTTGTACTCTCGTCACTTATCAGTTCTTCGAGAGCATAAAATCTATGATTACCTTCACAATCGGGTGCAAGTGAAGTAAAACGGTATTCAATTTGTGGCTCAGCCATGATAAGGTACCTGTTCTTCCTTTTCAGGATGTAGTAAGGCCTTGATCTCTAAACCTTTAGTTGGATGCTTAAACACGCCAATAATGCCTCCGGGTTTGACTAGAGTTTGATTATGATCCCCAGAGACAATATGATTGACTTCATGTATGATACTGGAATGAACAACTCCAACTACGGGGTCCTTTGCTTGAGCCCCCTCAACTAATAGTTTCTTAAGAGGCGGTTGAGTTCGTGCTCGAAACTCGTTAATGGATTCTCCCATAGGTATCTTTTCATGGGGATTCTTATCGAAGTAATCCATTACATCTGTATGCTCATCTTTGGGTTGACCGGATAAAAAGCCAACATCAATAGGCTTAAAGGCCTCTACTGTTTGAATCTTCAGTTGCTTGGGAAGTGCGATAGCTTCTGCGGTGTCCATAGTGCGTTTCTTAGGAGAAGCATATACTGCACTAATAGCAAGACTCTTGAAGAACTTTCCTACTTCCTTAGCCTGTTGCTTACCCACATCCGTCAGAGGAAAGTCAATCTTTCCCCTAAAGGTATTCGCAGCATTTCCAGAAGTTTCTCCATGCCGAACAAAGTATGCAATAGGTCTAGCTGACATGTATTCTCCTAGTTTAACTCTTTGAAAATCAGAGCTATCCATGCCGCTAAACAAGGAACTAAAGCTGCATCATCTGCCCATTCAAGAAAATCTCCCGGACTCGCTACTCCCATATCTTTAATGACAAGCCAGTCCGCGAGAAACTTAAGGTGTGTGGTAGCAGTCATACAGGAATGGAGCGCATCAGCTACCGTAACATCCATTCCACAGCCCCCCGGAATCAATACAGGCATCTGGCCGTGGTTTGCCGCCATAACCGAGGCATTTAAGAGAAAGCCCAATGCTCCCAGTAATGTAGGACCCAACAGCAAGTACCAGTATGGAATTCGGATTAGCTTCACATGTTATCCTAGATAGATCAGTCTCAGTCTCAATGCGTAGATTGGACTTCCTGTTGCTCCTACAACTGAAGTACTGTAGGTTATATTCTGACTTCCCGTTGAATAAAAGTTTCCAAGTAGGGCAGCTTGTTCACCTTGAGAGGTTAGGGGGAAGGCTGCGCTGTTTAACCCCGCAGTTGTGGTGCCATTGTTCCAGCTCACATTAACTGCTACGGTTCCGCCTGTACCTGCGGTAGTGACAATAACATCGGCAAAGACTTGATAGATACCTGCTCCATTGGAAGGAACAGCAAATAAGGTTGTACTACCTATTGTCCCTGTCTGTCCTGTTAGGTTGACAGAAGCAATAGCCCCTCCACCAAGACTTACTACCGTTCCGTTTATATTAGCTAGAAGAGTCTTAGAAGATACATCATACCAGACATCTCCTGCTACTGGAAAAGAGGGGGCTTGCGTCGTTTGAAAATGAGCTACTTGGGGATATACATGCTCCCCTCTATAGAGTGCCATTTAATGTACCCAAATTTCTAATGGTTGTTTTACCCAATAAGGAAAAGAAGTTACCGGAACGCCGCACGGACACCCTCCGCCTCCACCACCGGATGAATACTGATACGCGCCAATGTCCCACGCCGAAGGTCTACCAACCAGATTAATGTCCTCACACAGATTTGGGCTGAGTGGCGATCCTGAGCATGTGGAGTTGAGATTGGTGCCGTTGGAAATTGTGCAGGTGGATGCGCCAGAGTTGCCATTACAGGTTGCGTTTGTCGGTGCGTAATTAAGCGTTGAGCCAGTACTGACGAAGGAATAGCCGTAGGTCGTGGCGTTAGCGTTTGACTCGATTATGCTGGTTGTCTGGCTGCTGGAAGTGGCATTGCTGAAATCTACCGCACCACCACTGTCATAGATACAGTGATTATTCGTCCAAATCACATTGTTGATCTTCGTTCCAGATCGCGGCGTCGCACGGGCGCAGCCTGTTAAATTAGAACTAGGGATTTGAATTGTGTTATTATAAAAATATAGATTGGCTGTGTTATTACCGCATCCAGTTTGATTGGCATCAATATCTACCCCGTAATTAGATGAGTGCATAACCACGTTGTCAAAATAGTATTCCGTGATTGTCAATACTTGAGAAGCAAAGTAGCATGGACTGGGGTATAATTCTGCTGCATTTGCGTTTGAGTTTACGATTCTATTACGATATACATACTCAGGAATGGTAATCGTTCCGTTCTGCCAAGAATCTATATAAAAAGTATTCGTGTGATATGTACCATCCCACGAAGAAACCGAATCATGAAGGAAGTTATCGTGCACGTTTCTTCCACCGTGCAGCACGAAGGAACTAACATTGCGGATTTCGTTAAAAACTAAATCTTGTGGCGATCTGACCGCAACACCTCCAGCACTGGCCGTCTGAACTGAACCGTCTCCAGTTGCCATGTAGCCACCGTCGCTATTATCAATGAGAGTGTTTTGGACTATGTTTCCATCGAAAGAGCCTGTATCTGTGTTGAAATAGATTCCACCGACTGCCGAATCATTTGTCCACGTATGGGACATTCTCCAGTTGTGGATGTAGAGGTTATTCAGGATCGTGTTTCCCGCACCATCACTCGAATAGAAAGTCCAGCCGTTCACATTGGCTGCAAGCCACGCGCCGCGAAGCTCTAAGCTGTCATAGGTAATATAAGATTCTCCGCCTGCCTGATGAATGACTACATTGCATCCCACCGTGCTCTGGCAATCGAAGATTGGCCTAGCCCACGCTCCACCCGTGTACCACGTCTGGTCCACGCCGTAATAATCTTCGTGGCTGGAACTTCCAGCCGCTTGCACATAAAGCGGCATCGCTCCATTTGTCCATGTCACGCCGCCCTTAAATATCTCGCAGTCGCCTGCTGCGTGAGTGTAGGTACCCGTCCATCCCGTCATATAGGGACTGTGCTGCCACGGAGTTCCTTTTGCCGTTCCATTGTTTGCGTCGGAGCCAGTTGCAAAGTCAATGTAGAATGTACGAACACACGTTCCCGGTGCGCCGAGGACGGTGCCAACCTGTGCTCGCGCAGGAATGGCTGCAAGGGCACAGATAACAAGGCTACTTAAAAGCGATAATCGAAGCGTCATTAGAATTTGTTCCACTCGAAAAACTTCCTGAGTTTGCCACACTAGTTGGAGATGTATTTAGAGCATCAACCATACTGTAGCGATCACCAGCACCTGCATCCACATATTCCTTTCTGACAGAAAATGGAGCGTTGGGAGTAAGCGTCACACTAGAACTAGTTCGATTTATAACGAATCCGAGAAGTAGATCACTCGTTCCAGATGTTCCAGTCAGTGCTCCGCTTGTGTATGTGGTTCCGCTTTGCAGGTTTCCATCAATTAAATTTCCATCTTGAGAACCGCTTCCCGGGCTGTATTCGAAGCAGATCGCTCCTGTGATTTGGCTAGAAGTGCTGCTGAAGGTTATCGTCGTCACGCCGCCAACATTGTTTTCCTTGAAATAAGTGAATAGATAGCCATGCTGCCCGGAAGGGAAAATGTAAGTTTCGCTCGCACTATCAGTCACAGAATTTCCGGTTACGCCTCCACTGGGGGTGAATGCTGTTATCCCGATTAAATTTCCCGCCACGGTGGATGTCATATTGCATGTGATTGAGGTTCCTGTGACCCTCGCGGGAGCCACAGATTGCACATAAGTAAATCCACCCCCACCCGCCACCCCTACATTCGACCCAAAGAACGCAGCGTTCTGCGCCAGCGTCCAGTTGGCCGTCAACAGGCAGCAAAGCAGGCTAATTAAAGTTTTTGTTGTAATTCGCATAGCAATTTGTACCGTCGTAGGTGAATGCCAGCACGTCAATCGCTCCCGCCGTCGTACTAGGAGTGATTGCTCCCGCTCCGCCGCCACTTACTTTCCATATGCAACCTGTGCCAAGAGCCAGCGTGTGACTACCGCCCGAGCCTTGCGTGACTGCCAGCACATAATTCCCGCCTGCGAGTGGATTCGTTAGATTTAGCGTGCAGCTTCCTGTGATGGTGATGGAAGCGTTTGCTACCCACGCGCTGCCAAGCGCCCACGTCTGTGCGCCTGCACAGGTAGTGGTCAAGCTGCTGAACGGTTGAGAAACTCCGGGAGGAATGACTGAACATTGCCAATTCGCATTATCCCAGCTATAACAAATTGCCGTACTTGAAGGAGGAACAACTAAGTTAGCCCCTAAAGTACCATTACTTCCGGCTATTTGTCCACCTCCGGGAGTAATAGTGGCTGTAGCACCTGTTCCAGTCTTGATTCCGAACCGAAAATTATTCGTGAAGCAGCTCGTACCTGCCTGCCCAAGTGTAACAGCTACTGCCCCTGCATTGGTGTACAGTACATAATTTCCACTATCATTTGGGGTACCCGAACAAAGAATCGTATCGGAAGCCCCTGAAACAGTACGTCCTACCGTTCCTACCAATGTAAAAACACCTGCTTGCCCTACACCCCCAGAAGGCGTAGAAGTGCACACCTGTGCCACCCCATTAGGAGTAGTAGGTAATGTACCACAACCTCCGCTACCTCCACCCGGGAAGCTCTGCTGCTGTGCCTTTAAGGGACTTGAAAGACACGTAGCCCCTAGCAATAGTCCACTCAGCAGTAAAAGACGTGTAAACATTAGAGTTTAGAAGCAACCTTTGAAACATCAGTCTTCACAGTCGTAGAAACAGCCTGTGCCTTTGCTTCAACTGCTTTGATGCCACTCTGCGTTTCCTTCACCCAAAAGGACTTAATCTTACGTCCAATACTGGGAGTGAAAGCTCCCGCTACAAAACCAATTGCCAAGCCAGTAGCCTGTCCAGTAATAAATGAAACAATCATGTTCTCTCCTTAAGTGTACGATACTAAAGCTGTTCTTTTCTTAGCAGCTTCAGGATCAATTCCAAACCATCCATCCGTTTCACCTCGTCGCTTTGCCCCCTTCAAACGAAGGCACATGGCATACTGCATAGCGTTAATGAGGTGGTCATTCCGTTTACGAGGCTTTTCTTTGCTGAGCCCCTTCTGCTCACCCTTACCAAAAGTATCCCAAGTATAGTGAGTTATTTCATGTTCAAAGTTCGGAAGCCCTTCAAAACAATAAAATTTCGGATGTCTTGAGCCCGGAGTGACCGTAGCGGTGATGTACTCACGGCTAACATTGAGTCCAAAGTCTTTCCCAACATCGGGCAGTCTAACGGGGATTCCAGCTTCTCGATAAAGCTGTGCTCCATTCTTGTGATTCTCGGCATTTCGTTGTCCACCCCATGTGGGGTCCAGTAACCAATAGTCAATGGGCTCCCCAGCTACGAGCATCATTAAACTCTTGGCGTGTTCAATTACTGTCTTTTCCCGCTCATAGTACTCTCTGAAAGCAAAATAATCACCCTCAGGACTAATAGCGAGCCACAGGCCAGCAGTAATCCCAGTAGCAGCGGGATCAATAGATACGACTCTCGTCCAATATCGTGGTATCGAGAATGGCTTGACAATATGGACAGCTTTGCTAAAGTTTGGGTATACAAGCCCTGATCTGCGAACGAACTTGCCATATAGCCGTGCGCCTTCTTCTGGCGTGCCTTCCCACTTCTTTAGTGTTTCTTCTTTGTCTTTAGCGGAGATAAAAGGGCTGTTAAGAGTTGAGAGCTGGCAGAAACAAAGGGACTTATCTCCTGCGAGCCATTCCTCATAGAGGTCGAATACCCAAGGTTCTCGTACTCCAGAGTTGATATCTGTAAGGGGTGTCTGCGTAAGAAGAATCTTGCCCGAACAGTCAATGGTTCGCTGATAGCACTCATCGTAGACATCCTTTTCGCATTCTTCATCAATCCAAATGAGGTCTACGCTTGCCCCTTGAAACTTTTCTCGTCCAGCTTCCGCAGACTTTCCTGTAAGAATTGTTCCATTCTTGAAGAAAATCTGGAAGTCACCGTCCCTGATGTTACTAACGACATTGGAATCGTCAGGGAGGAAAGCAGGATGGGTCTTTCCAAAACGTAATTTTTCATGCCATATAACATCGCGCAGAGTAGGAAAGTCCACTCCAACGACCCAGACGTTGACTGGTCCCTTAGGAATAGGGAGATTTTCCACCCATTTCCAAGCTGGTTCGCCCTTGAAGTAATCTTTTCCGAGACACCACGCAACACAGATGAAAGCTCCGAGGATGGTCTTTCCACTTCTATTTCCCCCGAGCAAGCCAAATACCTTAATGTCTTGGGTAAACTGCTTAACCGCCTCAGCCTGATCCGGCTCCCACGGTTGGAAGTAACGAATATAGTTCTTCTTTACCCTACGTTCCTGAAGGATGTCTAGAGCAGCAAGCTGCTCCTGAGGGGACATACGTTCAAGTTCACCGAGGGCTTGAGTGATCTTTTCAGTTCGGTCTTGACTTGACACCTATTGCACCCTCTTCAACTTTGCGTCTAATACTGTCCAAATCAGCCTGACTCAGCTCTCCAAACACACTTACAGTTGATTCCGGACCCACGAACCCAGCGACCTTGGCAGCCTTAAGGATGGCTTCGGCTGCCTTATCATAGTCTCCCCGGTCTTCCAACCGTTGAGCTAGGGTGACGAGCTTGCCTATTATAGTATCTTTCTTAAAGTTTGGGTCAACAGCTAACTGATTAAAGTACCTTAACCTAGACTCCCAAAGTAATCTATGGAAACTCTTACGGCGTACAATGACATCACACTCATCTGCGGTGACATCCTGATTAAGCATCCCTGCGGCTTCCCTAAGAGTAACACCCTCACGGGCCATAACCTCCGCAGCCTCAATCAGCCAGTTTTCTAGCTTCTCCGGTCTTCCCATAGTCTCTTTCGCCCCACGCTACCTCAACCCCAAAGTTACAAACTGAGAAGCCCATTGCGTACTTAAACTGAAAGTAACCTTCTATAAAGTAAAATGTGACCAAGCCAAAGCTAAACATCCGGTTCTCAGAAGTCCATAGATGATATAGTCTTATCATGTAGACACACGGAGGGCCTTAACTAGGTGTAGACGTTTTTACGTAGAGTCGGCTTGGGGCCGCAACAGCATCGCCGCACCAAGCGGCGGTTGCGTGCGACTCGTAGTAACTTTTGGTCTACACCAAAGTTACGTTCTAGCGAGCATTTTGTGACAAAATATTTTTCAAATAAGTCCTTTAGAATCAACAAAAGTAAAATTATTTTTAGCGAAATTTCAGAAAAAGTTAACTATTTGAATCTAAAGGACTTTAACTCCTTTAGAATCCTAGTACACCTTAACTAGCGCATGACCTGCGCACGGCTTGCGCTATACTAGCTCTAGAAAAATTCTAGCCAAATCGGTCTGCCCTCCGCTGGCGCTCCGGCAGCCCACGTGGTTTGCCTACGGCAATGCAAGCTAAGGGAAGATCAGGACCCTTGGGGTGGTAGGTTTCGGTGCGGTTTTTGCCCGAAACCCTCCGGGGAGTAATCCGGATGATACTTTGGGGCTATTTCAGGGGCTAAGAGGCTCCGGGGCTAGGTAAGTCCCATGCATTCAATGACATAGGGGCATATAGATGGGACCCACATTCACAGAGTTATGTCCTTTAGAATGAGATACATGAGGGCCTACCACCCTTTCCACCCCTCGGGTCCCACGTCTGAGTAACTCGTACCTACTCGCGCCCGTAACTTGTTGATAATAAGTACCTTTAAGTGCCCTATAATGAGCACGATAATGGGAGCTAAGTTCTGATTTTTCAATATTTTGCCGGGGCTGCACCATCTATAATCCCCATCAAAGGAATCCTCTAAGCCGATACTTTTCCCAATTCCATTCTTTGCGCTAGACGCGGGCCGCCGAAAAATTATAAGGGGTGCAAGCGGCAAACGGCAACGCGGCACATCACCACGGCGACCAACAGCAGCACCGAACGTGACATTGCCCTGTTAGTCTTACCGCAATGGAGTAACATGAGAGACACTACTGGCATGACAACGGCTGAACTTCAGGCATACATTCTGGAGCTTGAGGCTAAGACGAAGCGCAATACCCCCGGACTCAGCATGAAGATCGGGGAAAAGGGTGGAATATCGGTGTACGGTACTGGCCGCTTCCCCACGACGAACTATGCCGAGACATGGGTTAAGCTGCTGGTGTTCGCTACGGGCTTGCCCGTAGATCAGCTCAAGGACACACCGATGGTACGCTTCATTGTCGAGAACCAACACTTGCTCTCATTCAAGAATGGCATTCTTGAACTGGGAATCAAGGCTTCTACTCAGGCTGCTGAATAACCTGAGCTTACATCAGGGGCACAGGATAATACCTGTGCCTCTCATTGTACGCTTAGTTTAATCCTACGTGAGAGGTGTACCATGATCGCCAGTTACAGAGCAGGGCTAAGGTCTGACGTGAGTGTTGCTAATCATGCAGAGGCATTGCGTGTGCGGCTTGTTCGCAGTAACCTAGCATATGCTAGGCGCATGGCAAAGAGAATTGCCGTGTTAGCTAAGGCACGGGACATGGCTGTGTTGCGAAGCATGGCGAAGTTGTATCAGGTTAAGGCTGAGGCGGTAGAGTTTACCGTCAAGCTAGCTTGTGAGTTGATGTAGGTATCTCTCAAGGGCATAACTGCTGATACAGTCTATGCCCTTGGGGATGTACCTAGATCACTAAGGGAGGAAAAGCATGAAGAAACGAGCATATCTCTGGCTGGCTATCGCGTTGTTTGGTGCGACAGCCTATGCTCAGACGCCTAAGCTGAAGTACATGTATAAACTTACGCATCTGAGTGTGACTGAAGCGGTGATTACCTGCCAGAATGGCGGTGATCCCACGTTTAAGCATCTCACACCAACGGCTGTGATGGTGTCATGCGGGGGCATCGCGGAGGTTGCGAGTAAGTAAGGCCGAAACTAGGTACAGATGACACTGTACCTAGTCCTAGTGTAACACACTAGCTGATGAGGCCAGAGCAAACTGCCTACGGTAACTCTAAGGCTTGCAAGTGGACTTCACCGTAGGACGCGCTGTTTGCTCTGGTCTTACAGCCAGTCACAGAGGGAGGCAAACAAGGTGAAGGATAAGATGCATGTGGAAGTGGGCACCAAGTTTGTTACAGCCTTGCCTAAAACGGAACGATGGATTGATGAGGGCAAGGTAGATCAGGCTGCTGTCTGTGAGTTACTGCCTAACAAGCAGGTGAAGGTTTACTTTGGAGCTGAGTTTGTAGTTGCGGCTCCGCTCGAAGTGGGTTTGTACTATGATCGAGAGGGCTGGTATATCTATCAGGAACCGCTGCAAGCTGAGCTTCCGAATGAGGTATACGAAGCAATACAGGTGGCTTACCTTGAAAAACAATAGCTACATTGAGGCCACTTGGGATATTAGGCGTTCACCTGAGTCTTTTCGGAACCTTGAGGCCGATGCACACATGATTTATTACCTAACCTGCTGTAGGGAGCTGCTGAGCCATGAACAAAGACTTATCGCTAAATCCAGTATTGGCATTAACCCGCGCTGATGTCTGTTGGCATGAGTGTCCTGAGTGTAAGAAAGATTGGGCACATGCACCAGTGAAGGGCCGGACAACGGCTAATTGCAGATTCTTCAAACGCTGTAGGAAGTGTTTATTGCTTGATAGGGAGCTTAAACATGATAACCCAACGAAGTCCTAAGGATATTGACAAGGTAATTGCAGAGATTCTGCTGAAGATATACTTTGAGTTCTGTTATAGGCAGAAGAATCAGAGTATGTGGGAAGCAGGATGGGAGACAATACAGAAGATTAAGGTTTAAGGAGAGAACATGAAAAAGATAGTTGAAGTGGATGAGAAAGGGTTGGAATCCTTGATAGGAAAGCGCGTATTGATTATGTGCGCGAATTACTTCTATTCTGGGGTACTGACGGGAGTTAATGCAACCTTTGTGCTTTTGACTGATCCCGCCATTGTGTTCGAGACTGGGGAGTACGGCGCAAAGGTTTTCAAAGACGAACAAAAGCTCCATGCGGAAACGTGGTATATTCAAACACAGGCAATAGAGTCCTTTGGAGTTGGAAAGTAATTGCGCAGCAGGCGAAACAGGTATATCCGCCTGAGTGAGAGTGGGAGTTGGAGTGGGAGTGGGAGTTGGAGTAGGAGTAGGAGTGGGAGTTGGAGTGGGAGTAGGAGTAGGAGTAGGAGTTGGAGTAGGAGTGGGAGTTGGAGTGGGAGTAGGAGTAGGAGTAGGAGTTGGAGTGGGAGTGGGAGTTGGAGCAGGTAATACAATAGGAGTGCTCAAGGTAAAGACTTGTTATATCTTCAAGCTTTCGCTCTAATCAGTCCCTTGGGGAGAGGTGAGCGATTGCTTAAGGATAGGAACATGACAGCTAAACGTATCAGAGTATTACTGATTAGTATACTGAGTGGCTTAATGACGGGTTGTGCCGCATCCAGCACAACCTATCATGTGAGTGGGCCGCAGGTATACTGTGACCTTGAGCGTTCCCCTGACGGGAGCTTGCGAAGAGTTTGTTGTGAGGGTGATAAATGTGTGTATGTGCCCTGATATAGGGGCCGGAAAAATATAAACGGCGACCGCATCGGCGGTTTTTCGGCGGCATCAATATAACGCGGCGGTCGGTAAAATTTACACGGCGCGGAAAATTTTGCACTGGAGGCCACATGGCTACATTTGAAGCACTCAAGGTTAAAGAAACTTGGCTGGTTATCCTTCGATCTAAGCATGACGGGTTGTCTTTCGCTGCTCCTGTGGCTGTTGGACAGGATGAGATTACTGCTGGTGTAATGGCAGCGGATATGAACGTAGCGTTGGAAAAGACTCTGTTTGACACCGGGCGATTGCTTCAGATTGCCTATGAGGGGGTGTAACATGGGCATTTATGGAAGGGAACAGTATGAAGCTGATCTTGAGGCTGTGGACAGAGCTGAAGGTTGCCTCTCTGCGGCTATTCTGGGTGATCCGTATGTGGGGCGGTTAGATCAACACATAGAGGCCTTGCATGAGGTTATGGATTACTTTCAAGGGCCGGATGCTACTACTGTGGGCAGGCTGTTTGTTACCTTGATAGAGGGACAGCCTTTGGGTGGCATGGCTTCGCTGAATGCGACAGCAACCTTTGAAAGAGTTCGCCGTAAGCTGAAGGGCAAGCTGTTCGGCACACGGCTTATGTTGCAGGATAGGGATGCTGCAAGGAAAGTGAAGGCGGGCAGCCCTAAGGTAAAGAACACCGTGGTACTCAGGCACATACGTAGAGGTGAAATTTAATTTACGGGAGGTGTCAGTGAGCTTTGTTCGGGAAACATTCAACACTGTAGAAGAGCGTAATGCACGGTGGGAGTTGCTGCGCAAGACTCACCCGCATGTCGTGAAGTACAGTGAGGCACTTAAGAGTGAACAAGGGTGGCACACGGAGTTTGTCGTGGCTTACCCGCCTAAGGTGCTTAATACGGTTGAGGAAGTCCTTGAGGTCAACCCACCCGCAGGGTCCTTAGCTACAGGGGTGGAGGCGTAAGATGGCCTATGAATTCATTGGCTTTCCTCATTTGACCGAAGAACGTGTGATTAAGCGGGCCGATGAGCGCAGGAAAAGGCAGTTACTCAAGCGGTTGTTTCACAAATCAAAGGGAGGTTTTAATGGCGAAAAGAATGCCGCTGGAAACGCCATTGAGCGAAATCAGGCGCAGGATGCGGGAGCTGAGGGACAGGTTCAGCCCAAAGCCGAAGCCTGAGGTTGAAGAACAGGAAGTAGCTTCAGAAGTGGATGACTTTGTATCCCAATGTCTTGATGGATTGTATTTTGATGTTGGGGGAGAGGGAGGATAGATGACTTATAGGGATGACTTTCGGGATGTTTCGAAAGAGGCTATGTGGACGCTACCACGTATAGTTGGTGGAGTTCTTGCAATAGGCGTAGTTACTTTTGGGCTTGGATTCTTGGCAACGGGTGGGGATTTGTTCACCTATAAGTTCTGGGCACCTAAGCGGGCTAATGCTGAACGGGAAGTCTTTGTAAATACCGCGAGCTATATTCAAGGTAAAACGGAGTATCTTACACGACTTCGTTTAGCTTATGATTCAGCTATAGGAGATCAAAAAGCGGCTTTACGACAGACTATTCTAACCGAAGCAAGTCAGGTGGATGAGACAAAGCTGCCTGAGAATTTGCAGAGTTTCTTGCTTCGTTTGCAGACGGAGCGATGATGAAGACAAAAAAGTCGTTATTGACTAGTCTAGGATTAGCGTTGGCTTGCGCTGTAGCTTTTAGTCTAATTGGATGTGGTAAAAGTCCCTCCACCGACGAAAAAGTATCTCAGCAACAAGCAAGTATGCTGTCAGAAGCTAGTAAACAAGTAGGTATGCCGGGAATAACAAATTTTACGGAAATGAAGCTGGTTCGCAAGCTCTATGAAATGCGGGACAGTAACCTTGCTACATTTGCTTATGTACCGGATATGAATGGCAAATTATGGCATCTTTGTGACTCCATTGGGTATGGATTACCTTATGGAGTTCAATTTTCGAATCCGCAGTATTGGCAGGTAGCTGCTGCTAATGTTCGTTCCCACGCTATGCCACAGGCTGAACCCAATGGCTTATTTATGCCACCCACAGCGGAAGGCACATGGGTAATCTGTGCAGGCCCAAAAGGTGAACCTGATCCTGTTTATGTGGAACCAAGAGTAATTGTAAGTCCATTTCCTTTGAACAGTACAGGGGAGTACAAAGCTAAGTAGTAGAATAGTTGTTTAGAAAGGTGTTTTTCGAGAGGCCAATCAAATTGGCTTCTCTATAAAGCATTCTTAAGTTCAACAAGGGAGCATCCCGGATTATGGTGAGGGAGGAAAGCGATGAGAAAGCCAAAGCCGAAGTTTAGAGTTGGGCAGGTGGTGTGCAGAACTAACGGGAGTTTGCCGAAACATTTGGTCGTGACGAAAGTCAGTAAACTTGGGTATTATTGTGCTCTTTCCGACGGTTCATATTACTTAACATCTCATCTTCGCCCCCTCACAACCCGAGAGATCGGCCCACGACCAAAGCGAGGAAAGCGATGAGTAACGAAGCGTTCGTGCGCTGGAATTGGACACGTGAAGATCATGATTGGGATGATGGAAACGATGAAAGATTTTTTGAGGCTGAGGTAGAGGCAGCCTTTGAAGCCGGAGCCGCCAGCGCGAGCGAGTTGATGGCCGAGAAGGATAAGCGGATTGCGGATTTGGAATGGTACCGCATGAATCACGACTTGGAATGGTGTGATATTCAGAAGAGTGAGGCCCGCAAGGAGGGCGCAAGGGAGATGCGGGAGAGGGCTGCTATTGAGGCTGATAGGGACGATCATGTTGGGCTGGCGGCTGATATCCGCGCCCTACGGCTACTGGGGGAGGAATAACATGAAGTTGACGAAGGAACAGGTGAAATTTCTGCGAGATGATTTGGAGAATGGCAGAACTATGAGCCTAAGCATTTACGCTCAGTACAATCTGCTTGACACCATAGACGCCATCGAATCCCGCCACGCGGAGCTGGTGCAGAAGCTGAGGGAGTTGAGCGCGAAGTGGACCTCAGACCTGCCTACTGGACAGTATGCACACATGGACGAGACACAATGGGATAGGGCGCAAGCTACGTGTGCAATGGAACTCGACGCGATCCTAAAGGAAGGTGAGTGATGTTCTGTGAAAAGCACCAATCTTATTATCTTTCGGAACAGGGCTGTATACGCTGTCTGGTGATAGCTGAAGAAAAACTTCGCAAGTTGGCTGCCGAGCATATGCCTGAGCGCACCTATAGCCAAGCCGAGCTAGACGCTGCTGTGGCGAGTGCGCTGACGCGAGCGGCTGAACATTTCAAAACACACTGTTACGACAATAATAAACAGATACGAAAAGCCATCCTCTCCCTCATCCCCGCCCCAGCAGCCGCAGAGCTTGAGCGCAGGGATAAACGTATCATTCAGGAAAAGGAGTACAAGGATTTCCTGTGTTATCTCAATGACTACGAGCGCATGACGCGGAAGGAATTTGCTGAGACACATGGCGAGGATATTGCGGAGGCAATGGAGCGCAGGGATGTGAGGGTGAGGCTGGAAGAGGCTCTGTTGTGGCAGATAGATAGAGAGAATTGGCCGTTGTGGGAATCGGAGCGCATCAAAGAACTCCGTGCCGCAGCCGAGCCGGCGCAGCCGAAGGATCAAATATGAATTTGTGGGTCATCGAGTGCCGTGCTCCCAAAGAAAAGCGGTGGCGGATTCTTCGTGTCGAGTATTGGAAATCATCTGCCGATAGAATTATGAAGATGTTCAGCAAGCATCATGTCGGGGAAACAAAGCACCGTCTTAGGAAATATGCGCCAGTTAAGTGCGTCAGGCCAGCGCAGCCGAAGGAGAAGCCATGATGCACGACTCTAGTTGCGGATGTGAAACTTGCATGAGATTCAATCCACAACGGTTCCTTAAAGTAGATGTTAAATCGCAGCCGGAAGCGGTGTGCGGGACGTGCGGTGGAGCAGGATTCCTAGGATTTTACCGGGGGCCTACTGATTGCCCCGACTGCCACGGCACCGGGAAAGTGAAATGGGAGAAATGACCAAGAAAAAGCTTCTACTTGGAATGATTGCTAGTGTTCTAGCTGCCTGCCCTACATACGGACAAGTTAAATTAGCCGTCGGTGCTCAGGGTCAAATAGGACCAAATCTTAGCTTGGGTCCTAGTGTGGAGATAAGTGCTGCAATCAAGCGCATAACTTTCTTGAGTAGAGATACTCTTAGCCTAGAGAATCACATAGCTCTTGGCAATGGATGGGCTAATGAATCTATCTCTACTGGGACCCTCTGGGTGGCTTCCAAGCTAGGCCTGACATCCGGATACGAAAATACCCGATATCAGGTAACTTTAGCTAAGAAGCACGCGGATTATGTACTCGGTGGAGTGACTGTTAAAGTAGGCTCTGATACGCAGCTTACCTTTGCTTATCAGCAAGAGTTTCACAACGGGGTGAGAAATGGGCTTGAAACATCGCACTTTCGCGGGGGAGTTTTTGAAGTTGACACTACTCTTGGCTGTTCTAATCACGGGTGCTTACATTTTGGCTTGGTTAATGAACTGGGACGTATCCTTGAGCAGGGCAATCCAGCGTGTGATGGTAGCTTAGGCCCCGTCACATGCGCAAGGAATACGGCAGTATCGGGTAATGTGCAACTAAGGCTGATGTACAGCTTTGGGAAGCACTAATTTAGCCAAGAATGGAAGGTGAGAGTATGGAAGGTGTCCTAGCTAAAAGGAAGCAATTAACCTTTGGGGCTGACCCGGAGATGTTTGTTATGGCAGGGGAAGAGCTGATTCCCGCGTTTAACTTCCTGCCACCCAACACGGGTCGTGCGTTGTTGTATTGGGATGGCTTCCAAGCTGAATGGAAGTATCTTCAGCCCCATTACTGTCAGAATAATCTTATTAAAGAAACGCGAGATCGGCTAATGCTGTTGGCGGATAAGGTTAAGCTGTTTAACCCGCAAGGACGATTGACTCTGAAGAATGTGGTTAAGATTCCAGTAGAAACACTTCAAACGGCACAGCACGCACACGTAGAGCTTGGTTGTCAGCCGAGTTTTAATGCCTATAACTTAGCGGGAATGAAGGTACCCAATGCTCGACAGTTGAAGTTCCGCTTTGCGGGTGGGCATATGCACTTTGGAACGTGGAAGAGGACTAAGCCAAATTACGAGAAGATTATCAAGACATTGGATATGATTCTCGGCGTCTGGGCGGTAGGCGTGGCTCAAAACTGGGATGATCCTGTTCGACGGAAGTTCTATGGCTTACCGGGAGAGTACAGGGCACCTAATTATGCCACAGGATATGGAGTTGAATACCGTACTCTGTCGAATTGGTGGTTGGCTTCTCCACGGATTATGCAGTTGACTTGGGATATTGGCAGGACTTGCGTACAGTTTGCCCGTTCGCGTTACTGGAAGCTTTGGGCGGGGGATGAGAAGGAGACAATTCATACGATTCAAAGCTGCGATGTGGATCAAGCTCGCCGGATTATATGGCGGAATCGGGGTTTGTTTACGTGGCTGTTGAAGCAGACGTATCCCGCTGCGGAAGAGGCCTGTATAGAGCGTGTTTTTGCATTATGCAATGTTGGCTTGGAAGCTGTTGTGCCCTACCCGGAAGATTTTGCAAGGAATTGGCACTTTCAGGATGACTGGATACCCGATGCAAAAGTAGCTTGGGCAAGGTGGGATCAAGGGGGATTGTGAAATTTCCATGTCCAATGTGTAAAGGCAGGCAAATATGCGATGTGTTTGCCCACTTTATGAACGGTGCGTGTAACTACTGTGCCGGGGTAGGTGTGCTAGACACAGACATGACTTGTACGTGTGGTAGACCTGCGGTATTAGAAATGAAGGGTATCCATGTTTGCACGCGGGCAGAATGTCATATAGCCGCTGCCAAATGTGAGAAAGGAACTCCATAGACTGATACAGACCGTCATTTCAGGATGCTAACGCAATTTGCGATAACTGTTCCAGCGGCCCTTACGGGTTGGGAGGAGGTTAACACCTTCTTGGAGCAACTTATCTTCTGAGTCAGGGAGGGTGACTTGTCAACATTAAAGTGCGGAGACTACCCTTATGAGCGTGACTTTGTGAACGTACTTAGTACCAGTAACTCCGTTCACGCGCGTTTATAGTAAGGGATCAATAGCTGTCCGGCGGGGCAAATACATAACTCTGGTGTAGGACAAATTAGGACACAACCTTGTAAGTGACGGTCTGTATGAGTCTGTGGGGTATGGAAAGGAAAACAATGAACAACAGGCTATTCGTTTACGGCATTCTAAAGCGCGGATACGAGCTGGACGTATCGCATTATGGAGCTAAGTTCCTCCAAGAGGCCACGCTTAATAGCGCTGTTCTCTACGGCATTGGCCGACGCTGGGACCATGAAGGGCATCCCAATGATGGCAGAGAGTATAGCGGAGTTGGCTTAAGGTTTACTGCCAATCTTGAGGATAAGGTACACGGGGAGCTTTGGGAAATTCCTGAGAAGCTCTGGCCGTGGCTTGACCAAATCGAGAACAATGGGATTACCTATACTCGAAAGCTTGTGGATGATGAGTTTGCCTCTGCTTGGGTTTATGAGCATACCTATAGACATTTTCCGCAAGAAAACGTGATTAAGAATGGGAGGTTTTGATGGATTTACATCCAGCAATAAATGGTGTTTTGCATCCCAACGTGTTTGTGGATGTGTTGAAGAAGCTGTGTGAAGATAGAGGGTTTGAATGTGAGACAGTGCCTAGCGCATCTAAACCTAGCCTAGATTGGGAGCAAATATCTTGTGCGTTTGCTACAAAGGACTTTACCGTACACTTTAGGGCACAGCAAATGCCCGCGTGTTGCGCGGTTTTGGTTATTGGGTACATCAACGTCGCCCCTGCAACTGAACAGAACTATGACGCAGCACTGAAGATTATTGAAGAAGCCACCTATACTTCGGGATTTGGCAGCCTACTTATGACACAGGTGGTTCGTCCTGAACGGGGCTTGCAGGGCTACTGGTGGTCTTTGGGTCTTAAGAGAGGCTGGCAGGCAAGCGAATTGTTTAGAAATGCCAAGTCGGGTAATGAGGTTGTGTACTTAACTAAAAACATGGGGCATGAACACAAGATGCCGGGGTTGGAGTTTGATGTATAGGCAAGGATTGAGTCTAATCCTTCTATTAAGAGATTCACCCTGCGTCGCTCAAGCCAATGAGTAGACGTTTATGCGGGGTGATGTAGTGTAAAGCTTGGGTAACTGACGAGCTTTACTAGGGTATGAAGCTTGTATGTTCCTTAGGGAACTCAAAGCAGCCTAACTTCCTACTGTGTTGACGAACATGGCCCGAAAAAGAAAGGGAAGCGGTGACTTAGGGAGGGCTTATCTGTAAGTGGGAGGGTAAGCCCCTAAGACTTTTTGGAGGCAATGTGGCTGAGATAAGATTACCAAGATCAGTTATTACACAGAAAATGATGCCTCATGGGTGGAGGACAAGCCCCAAGCCTGTCTTGGTTATTCCTCCTGTTGTCAGTCAGTTTAAGAGTTTTACAATGCCTTTGGATACTTCTGGTAGATTGGGGTGGCACACACTAGAGTATACTCCGTATAGTGGGCCTGATTTCGAGTTTTGGGAGTATAGATTTTGGTGTCTAACAACGTGGTCTGGTCCTATGCCCGGATTGATAGCGGAGTGTCGTTGTTGCGGAAATACAGATTGCGAGAATCCTGCTGCTAGAAAAGAGCATAACGACAAACAAGGATGCTATCAAGTCTTGGTAGCTGCATTTGCTCTGCTTGATCGAGATTCAATGTGTGTTATTTGTGATTTTAAGACTACACGAACTAAGTGGGGCGTTCCTTTGTGTACTAAAGGATGTCAACAGGTATGGTGTGAGTCAGAAGCACAGCCGAGTGCATTAGCTGGGGCTTTAGAATTGGTTAAAAAGGGGGTTAAGTAATGCGGTTAACGTCCTACACGCAGCATCCAAGGTTAGTGAACCATTTTAAGATAGGAGCAGATCCTGAGTTTATCCTTGTAAATGCTGCGGGTTCGTATATACACGCTGAAACTCTAGGTTTGAACACTACCAGAGCTTTTGGTTGTGATATGGCGGGACGGCAAGCAGAGTTACGCACGATTCCTTCCCGTTCTGCGTTAGAGGTTACTGCTTCCTTAGCAGAAGCCTTGCAATGGATGGGAGCTTTCCATAAAGATGAAGTCATGAACTTACACTGGATGGCTACTGCCTTCAACGGTAAGGATGGCTGTGGAGGCCATATACACTTTGGTCGTAGGCGTCCGACGAGAGATACAGAAATCCGTATTATGGATAATCTGACTTCTCGATTGATGGCTGAAGGGGTGCTACTTAAAAATTATTTTTTGGCAAGACGGCAGGGTACAAAATACGGAAAGTGGGGTGACTTTCGCGCACAGGTATATGGGTATGAGTATAGAACTACCCCTACATATCTGGCAAGTCCGTGGCTTACCTTTTATGTTTTAACGGTAGCAAAGCTTGCAGTACATGATGGAAAGCTATTTGCAGGCATAGGGGCTGCTTCTCTTCCAGACTCCGCTACTTTGCTTGAAAGGTACAAAGATAAAGATCAAGACGCGGCTATTGCCTTTGAAACAGTTAAACGAATAGGTAAACCGAAGGAAGACATGACTGATTTTAAGTATCGTTGGGGTGTCTGGTCAGGTAATGTGGGTATTTGTTCTGATTCTTCTCATTACTTTATTCCAAGTGCTTTAGCCCCCTCTTTTGAGACATGTAGGGGGTTGTTCAATCATTTTGTACATGGAATGCCTTTTGTAAGTTATAAAGCACCTTCTGTTACGTGGGCACCCTACACCTTACCTAAGGACGTTTCTCTTGTGCATATACAACCGCACAGTTTAGGGCATTTACCAGATGTAGGAGCGGAGTTGCTGAGCTATAGATTTTCTTTTGGAGTAGAGATGACTCCTTCCGTGGCTACGCCTACATTGTATCATTCCTATCCGCTGGATAGAAATGCCTTAGTTAAGGCATTTGCTGCTGAAGGGTTTAGGCTCTCTCTCTTCCCCGTATCTAATAACTTAGGAGTGGCTACTTTACACGTGCCTAGCTATATAAATACTTGCTTAAAAAGCTGTAAGACGTTCAATAAACTTTTGGCAAATTCGAGTTTGTTACCCTTGTGTAGGGCAAGTGAGTTTCACACGACAGATTGGACTAAATGGGATAAAGTAGAAGTCTTCAAAAAGAATGAGGTTCAAGCCCCCTCTAAATTAGGGCGAGTTGTCAAACTCATCATGGGTGAACAAGGCGTAGAACAAGTTGGTAAAAAGGAGGTGGCGAAAGAGGTAGGACCAAGAGATATATTCAATCTACCAGAGGAACATGTAGTAGACAATGTGAGATATGATCCTGTGCCTCCATATCCCGGAAGGCCTGCTAGAGCAGGGATACCTGATTACGTGAATCCAGTTCAGAGACGAAAGAAACGTGTGATTCGTAGAGATGATGGCTTCTAAGCTTAAAGGAGGTTATGACTAAATGTGCGGTATAGCAGGAATAGTTCGATGGGGGGATAAACCTATTGAAGAAGAAACAATAGGTATTCTTCTTGTAGGGAATGAACACAGGGGTAACGATGCGTCAGGCATTGCGCTTCAGCAGGCTGACGGCTCTATTTCCATTCTCAAGAAAGATGTACCCGGATGGACGTTAGTGGGCTCACATGAGTATACTACGTTTATTCGAGATCATCTTAAACCCGATACGAGATGTGCTCTTATTCATGCAAGAGGGGCTTCTCAGGGGAATCCACGGGATAATAATAACAATCACCCTATGTACGCAGGAAAAGCTGCCATCATCCACAATGGAGTTATTCGAAATGATAAATGGTTATTTGAGCAACTTAAACTAGAGCGCAAAGCGGATACCGATTCCGATGTCATTCGAGCCATTGTGGATGAATTTGGATTCAGGGAAACGACTATGCAACAACTTGGTCGAGCTTCAGGTAGTGGAGCTATCGCAGCTATCCATCCAGAACATCCAGATAAGCTTATGCTGATACGAAGTGGAAATCCACTTGTATTAGCCAGCAATGAAGATTTCTTCTTCTTTTCAAGTGAGAAGAATACCTTACATAAAGCGTGTAGACCCTTTGTTGAACGTAAGGGTATCTGGTTTCAGGCACAGAAGCCGGATGTAGCTTTTACTAACATGCCTGATAATACGGGTTGGATTCTTAGTCTTGGGGGCATTGAACTCAAGCGTCCCTGCCAAATATCAGGGGGCAACTTTAGTGAACCTTGGCGTAAGACTTATGAAGAATACGCAAAACGACAAGCGAAATGGGATGCGGCTACTCAGAAACAGGGAGTAGAAGAACGCAAGGACGCTTGGTGTCACACGTGCAACAAGATGTGGTTAATTCCTAAGGATGGACAGTATATGAACTTTAATTGTCCAAAAGAGAAAAAAGGATGTGGAGGTAGACTGTGGCCGCCTCCTGAGTTTCGTGTCAAGAAGGAGAAGGTAAACTAATGAAGTCTATTTACATTGCAGGAGGTAAGCGTAGTAATACCGCGATTAACATTGTAAAAGGGCATCTGGAAAACCTTGGACATAGGGTTACTAGGGATGCAAAGGACCCTGAGGGGTGGGATGTCACCTTACGCTGGGGTATTTCCTACGAGGGAAATAAACCAGCCCTTAATGCCATGGTAAATCGGTACGATAAATACTCTGCTTTTGAGGCTTTTGGTCGAGCGGGTGTTCGGTGCCCTGTTACCGTGGGCATGAGAGATGCGGAACTCCACCCCAACGATGGTCCTAGTCTGCCTTGGCTTGCGCGAAGGGTACATCACACGAAAGGAAAGGACATTGCTGTGTGTGAGACTTCAGAGGAAGTGTATCGGGTTATTGCCGAAGGCAACCACGACTTCTTCTCTGTCTTTATCCCTACTCAGACGGAATATCGGGTATGGGTCTTTCAAAATAAGGCCTTGGCCATGTATGAAAAGGTCTACAAAGGTGAGGGTGAGTATCAAGGCTATTGCCGGAATCGAAGATTTGGTTTTAAGTTTGAAAAGAAGGATGAACTTCGTACTCATAAGGCTATAACAGTACCTGCCATACAAGCTGTATCAGCCCTTGAAATGGATTGGGGTGCCGTTGATCTGTTGTTAGGCAAGGATGGTTTACTTTATGTATTGGAGGTTAATTCCATGCCCCATATAGATAAGCCCGCTCGTAGTTCGGGCGTTCGACTGGCAAAAGCTATCTCCAATTGGGCGGAGGGTTTGTGAGCACAAGAACACGGATAGTTTTAGTGCAGAAAGGGATAAGGACATATACAGGAGTACGGGCTTTGACGTATTTGACAAAGCTATGTATGGATGATCCTGTTTTTAATGTAGCCTTACTCCAAGTTCCGGGTATTTCTCGTAGTGCAAAGTTGGAATACCTTGCACGAACAAAGCTTCCCGCAGGTTGGTATCTGTATATTTGTCAGGAGCCAAAGAGGACGCGAATAACACGTTCGTTGTATCAGAGAATTATACAGAGAGGAGGTGTTCTATGAGGAAATGGGTGGATGAAGACCCCTTTTTGCCTGAGAGTGATGTTATCCCTGTGAAGGATCGAGTTGCAGGGCGAGTTGTGGCAGCCGCTTGGCAGCCTGTAGCTTTGGCACTCAACGGGCTACCTGAAGCTTCAAAGAAAGATGAACCGATATATGGGACGGTTGCTCATTATCCTGATTTGATCGAGGTGGATTCAGAAAGTCCTTTTCGTCCGGAGGGTTCTCAGCCTAACCCTGAAGTTAACAGGATAAAAACTGAATTTGTTTTTTATCTGGCGGCAGGTGCTCATCAGGCGGAAGGCCTCTTTAGCTCCTGTGGATTCGTTCCAATAGCTAGAATGAATAATTGGTGGCCTTCGCACCACGGGGAGATAAGGCCACTAACTTTATGGTGGAAGCGAAATAATGACTTTCAGCGGCATCCACGACCCCGGCGACAGGTTTGGATGGATAACCCTTTATACTACGAAGGTAAATCGGGACGTGGTTTAGAACACTACCATCATCTCACTACCGCGCACAGTGGGTGCGGTTTCAAAATTGGAGAACTGCCTTTTCGCAGGAATCAATTTTACAGATTCTTTACACTTTATCGTATCCCGTTGAATAGTCCGCCTGAGGTCTTAGAGACACTTAAGACTCATAACTATAAGCATGTAGACACTGGAACAGAAGCAGAGTATTGGGTTAACGGGTGGGATCCCGCAACCTATGATATACATAAAGAATTCGCTTTCTTTAACACTTCCAAACAACAATGGGGTGCAGAGAAATGTGGAGATGAGGTTCCGGATGATAATTGATAATAGCGCGGCAAATGAATTTAGACTGTGTCCACTTCTGTACTTTGAGAAGCGCATAGCAAAGCTAGAACCCAAGTCTCAAGTAAATGAGGTAACATCTCTTGGACTGGGTTCACGGGTACATGAGTTACTTGAGGAGTTCTACAAGGAACTTAAAGGGGAACAGGTAGCTCCGCATAGTCCTAGCCCCAATGAAGCTCTTGAGTTAGAGGCGTATATGATTATTTCTGCCTACAGGCAGAAGTATCCTGTGGAGGACTTTGAGATTGTTGATGTGGAAAGGACGTTTAAGGTAGCTTTGCCTGACCTATGTCCTCAATGTTATACTCAAGGAATTGAGGATGGCGTCAATAAACAATATGAAGAACGGTTCAAAGAACCTCTTGGAGTGCGCTGGTTTTATTGTGAAAAGTGTCACTATAGTTATCCGGGCGATAGACATGTTTACTCCGGTAAAATTGACCTCACCTTTCGTAAGGAAATAGCAGGTAAGGGTAATGTCCTCAACATTATGGATCATAAGACAGAGAAGCGCAGGTCTAGGAGTAACAGCCCTGAGAAATGGGCAGCCGACGATCAAGCAACTCTGTATCTATGGGCAGCATCTAAGATATATAAGGAAGAAATTGGCAACTTCTTTGTTAATGTCTTGACTCGTCCCAGTGACAAAATGCAAGAAGGTCCTATGTTTCCTGATAGGCAACGACTAGAACGGTCGGAGGAACAGATTAAGATCGCCATTAGGGACTTGGTATTCACCGCAGATGAGATTGAACGGCATGAACAACTCTTTAAGAATACTCTCTGGCCTGCTAAACGTAATGCCTGTGTGCAAGGTTGGGGTAAGTGTGAATTCTATTTGCCTCATACCTATGGCTGGTCCGATGATATTCTTAAACAGAAGTTTCAGCCTCAAACACCCTATTTAGACTTGGGAGACGTACCTATAATTCAATGAGGAACCCTCTCTTTACTCAATGGGCAATGGGTAAGTGCTTCTACTGTAATCGGGAGACGTATCGTACAGGTCATAAGTGTGTAGCGCATACCTATACGCGGGATCATATTATTCCTAAGCCTTTACGTAGAATCAGCTTGCAACAGTATATGAAAGGGAGAACCTGCCATCTGTTCACAGTAACCTGTTGCTATGAGTGTAATCATAAGAAGGGTTGTCAGAGTACTCTTCGCTATGCGTTTGCCCTTAAGTTACCGCCTGAAAAGCTGAAGGTTATAAATACTGCATATACGTTGAATAGAAGGAGTGTACATGCCCATATTTGAATATGAATGTTCCAGATGCCTCAACACACGCGAGCGGTTTATTCACGGTAATCCGGAGGACTTTCAAGCTCCTGTTTGTGAAATATGTAACGCAAAGATGGAAAGGAAAGAGTTTAGTATTCCTGCCAAGAGGAATCCAGAACACGGTATTGTCAAGTAAGTAACTACCCACCTTAAAAGGAGAAGTATGCCTCGACCAGACCCCCCAGTAAACATAACATGGAAACAAACGGTAGCTCGTCTACGACAAGAATATCCGAATGAATTTCCCGCCTCAAAACGAGCACAAGACCTTAAGCATCAATTAAGTTATCTCGATGCAGTTATTGCGATAGAGGAAAACTTCTTGGATAACCCTGACCCAAATCTCTATACGCAAGAGGTAGAAGAAACTGTTCCCGAACCTAGAGATGATTGGTTCGAGCACGCCGGGGAAGACCATGAAAATAAATGACGCATACAGGGCTTATAAAGATAATTTATCCCCGGAAACTTACGCTATATTTGGGGAAGCCCTCTTTCGTTACATAAAAGCCATCATCGCCTCTCAATTCGGTAACAGGTTCTATTATCTTGAAGATGCCGTAGGAGAAGCGGCACATAGGATTATTAAGAACCTCGATAGCTACGATGAAAAGAATGGTAGCTTTGCTGTTTGGGTTTACGCTATCGCCTCCAATGTCTGCATAGACATGCTGCGTCATTCACAAACCTTAAAAGAACAACGATTATCCGGAGCTGAGGATAAGGATGTTAAAGCCTACTCAAGAGAGTCGGGGCATCTTCTTCTAGGTAATCTGTTGAGTAAACTAGACTTAGAAGATCGGGAGTTCGTCCTCACGCATCTTCACGTAGAAGACAAAGAGGAGATAAACAGGTACTTAGGTATCTCCGATGAGCATCGTAGGAAGCGGTATAGCCGGATATTACAGAAGCTAAGGACCCTTGTGGGTGGGACTACTTTTACAACAGAATAATCCACCCAAAGGGTCCTAGTCTACCTCAGTACACCATACCCGTAGGGCGTTCGTGCCCTAGCGGCGTGAGCCGCGCAGGGCGATAAGGAGGAAGAATGATGAACATAGTTGAAAGTGTTGCATTAGCTGTTTTAATTCTTTTTGGGATACCCCTTGTAGTTTTAGGGTTGATGGCTTGGGTAGGCTTTCTTTATAGCTTTCTCATAGGAGACTAAAATTATTCTAGTGTAAGTATATAGGAGAACAATGTCAAAATTCGAGACAGCAGTATCTATCGTGTTGTTTCTATTGGAGATAACGGTCATTGGGGCTATTTGGGGACTTATCTACCTTGTTTACAACTACTTCCATTCTATTCATTAAACACACCCCTACGGGTTAACTTCGTTTCCGTTGGGCTACAACGAAGTTACGTTTGCCGGGGGTGTTTTGTGACAAAATATTTTTACATTTATTTTCAAAAAATCTGTCACAAAATCGCCGCGTGTACGTAACTTTGTTGTAGAACGATTTGGACACGTAACGTGACTGATTTGAAGGGGGCTATGATGATTGAGTTCATATCAGCCTCGCTCCAAGGGCGACTCGCCTAGATTCACCGACGGGACTATAGATACGGGTCGCTCAACCTATTGATAAGAGGGTAGTTATGTCAGCCATCTGGGATCATAAATATGTCATTGGTTGGATAGCTATTCTAACCATACTTGCCGGGTATGAACTATGGGGAGTTTTGGGACAGGACCCGTATACTCCTCCATTGACACAAGTTACATGTCGTTGGGTTCCTTGGTGGGTTACGTTGCCCTTCTTGACATGGCTATGGTTACACTTTGCACTTCGCTACGCGAATCCTGCCTATTTGAAATCCTTGAGAGGGTAAATGGCCTTAAAGCTACAGAATACAAGGGAGTTAGTAGCTCCCGAAAAGCTTAAGTTAAAGATACTGATTTACGGGTTTCCGGGGTCCGGTAAGACTACCTTCCTATCTACGGCTAACTCTCCCGCTCATAAGTTGCTTGTAGGCTCTTGTGAGACTGGACACGGGAGAGGTCTCTTATCCGTAGCTCATGCTGGCTTCGACTACTGTGAGCTTAACAACTATGCGGACTTCGAAGAGTTCTGTACAGGAAACCCCGGAAAGCCCTATGATATAGTAGGCTTGGATTCCTTGAGTTGGGCTAATAAGACCTTCGTAAAGGACAAGGCTCTATCTCTACCACGTACTAAAGGTGAGTCCCAGAAGAGGGCCTTGGGAGTACCAGAGCTAGATGACTATGGTACTATGGCGGAGTTAACTCGAAAGCTGATTCAAAAGCTCTTAGATCAACCTAAGCACATCATTGTAACTTCCACCTTAAGAATAGATAAACCCGATGCAGACAACGGAGGCGAGACACTCGTTGGACCCGACTTACCGGGACAGATGTTTCTTGGGTCAACCGCTATGTTTGACCTTGTTCTCTGCCTACGCACAAGGTCCGTCTTACGCGATCCCAGAGATGCCAAGAGTAGATACAACGAACGGTACTTTGTTACAGAGAACACAGGAGGAATTCTCTCCAAGAACAGATTGTCTGTAAGTAATAAAGGCCTTAGCTTCCTTCCACCTGAAGTGATCCTTGACCTAGAGAAAGGTACGGGGACATTTGATTGGATATTGAAGCAAGCTACTGATACTTATACCAAGTTCTTGATGGAGAATCCTCAAGCAGCTAAAGCGGTTTAACAAGTTTGGGAGAAGGGAAAGGCAATATAAATCTGGGCAACGTCTGACCCGCGACCCAGTGGGTGGCGTCCTCTGCAAAGAGGATGTGCCGAGTACCTCCTCCCTAGGTCAGAGGCTACCTTCGCTTTCTTCGAGCGAGAAAGCCTCACCCTCTTATGCCTAATGACAAGCCTGTACCACTAAGCAAGTACAATCCGGAATCTGGATCATCTCATATGGATATTCAACCATTGGACCCGCGTCAAGGGCAACCTTTGGATATGACTATCCCACATGCAAGGGATGAGATTCTGCCTGACGTGAGGCCGGGAGTACAACAACCGTTGATTACTCCCTTACCTCTTCCGGACCCTAATGTTCATCCAGTCTTACCTAGACTAGCTCCGGGGCAGTATGACCCGCATTCAACAGGTATTACACGCACCTAAGTTTAATCGAAGTAAACTACACAACGGAGGAAGTACACTATGGGATGGGAGTCCGTATCGCTTAGCGATACAAAAATCGAAAGGCCAGCGCCAGTTCCAGCAGGCAAGGGATATGTCTTTACCTTGCAGCCCGGAGCCAGTATTCGTATCAATCCGTACAATGGCATCGAAGAGCTTAATGTTCGCTTCGATGTTACCGAAGGCGAATACGCAGGCAGGCCTATGTTCGCCACATATCCTGACCCAACAGCAGTTACCAAGTCAGGCAAGTCCCTTGCATGGAGTGCTCAAGCCCTTAAGAAGCTTGAAATCTCTTTGGGAGTGGATGCACTTCCGGGGGAAAATCCTTCCGGATACCTCAACCGAGTAGCCTTGAACGGCAATGCTCGAATCACGGCAGATGTGATTCCGGGCAAAGTCTACAAGGATTCAAAGACAAATGAGGAAAAGACAGAAGACCCGTTCTTCGGTATCTTCACTGTTGGACCAGCCGCGTAACACAATCCACGTTACTAAATTACCGAAGGGGCAGCCTAAAACTGCCCCTTTACTTTTAAGAGAGGGTTAAATGGCTAACACTCTGCGTAGTACCATTGTGACTCTTGGCTGGGTCACATTACTGATACTCTGGTTATACATGAGATTAAAGCACTAGGAGGGGTAATGACAAAGTGGACGAAAGCAGATAGCAAGAGGTTTGAGGATCACTGTGTTCTAGCGGCAGTAGCTACAGGGCTTCCAGTAGATCAAGCTAAGCTTGTACCGTTGGAGGAACGTGGGTTCGTACAAAGTCGCACAGTATATGAGATCACCGAAGCAGGACGCAAGTGGTATCGGGATACAGCGGCAGAGATTGAGAAGGTTTCGAGGGAGAGTTAATGAAGGTTAAAAACAATCCCGGTTGTCAAGGCTGTCCCATGTTAAAGGTGGATACGACCTATGTTAAGCAGAATCGTACCATTCAACACATAGGAGCAGAGCAAAACTTCGTCCCACCCCAACGGGGTCCTTCCCTACGCCTAGTAGTGGCTGAAGCACCGGGGGAAACTGAAAGCTTTGAAGGCAAGCCCCTTGTAGGTACAGCCGGGAAGTTCTTTGACAGCTTGGCTAGAAAGGCTGGTATCAAACGTGATGACCTCTCTATCATCAACTGTATCAACTGTAGACCCCCTAACAATGTCTTTCCAACAGATGCAGGGGGACGAAAATACATATCAGAGTCTGACGCAGCAAAAGCTGTTAACCATTGCTATGAACACCATGTTCGACCTGTTTTGCAAAGTCGCCCGTGGGAGCGCATTAACGCTCTTGGAGCACACGCTCTTAATATCCTTACAGGAAAGACTGAGGGAATTCAAAAATGGCGGGGCTCCCCCCTTCCTCTTCGAGGAGAACGAAACCCAAGAGTAGTTCCCACGTTGCATCCCAGCTTCATCATGCAGTATGGTCAGGGAATGATTCCGGCGGTCATATCTGATTTGAAGAAGGGTACAGCGCAACCGCCTGAGAACTACAACCTTAACCCCACCATTCAAGACTTAATAGACTTTCGCTTTCCTAAGTTCACATTCGACATAGAAACCAACATGTTCACCAATCAGATTACAATGATTGGTCTCTGTGCCCAACCGTATAAAGTACTCGTAGTCCCTTTTCGGGGGGCTTACATTGACGAGATCAAGCGCATTTTTCGAGAAGCCCATCAAATAGTTGGTCAAAACATTATCATGTTTGACCTGCCACATCTGGATGAAGTAGGTGTCAAGTTAAATCCCGAAGCTCAAATCTGGGATACCGTTTTGATGCATCACTTGATATCCCCGGATGCTCCCCATGACCTTGAGTACATTGGCTCTATTTTTTCCAACAAACCAGCTTGGAAGCACTTAAGCCACGAAGATAAAGAACTCTACTGTGCGCGTGACGTGGATGTTACTGACCAAGCCTTTCGTGCGATGCACCCAATCTTAGCTAGTCAAAATCTTTTGGACCTATACAAGTATACTCAGGTCCCGCTGGCAAAGATATGTCACTTGATGGAAACCACAGGCATTCACACAAGTGGCGAACGAGCTCAGGCTATTCGTGTAAAGCTATTGGCTGAGATCAAGGAACTTGAAGAAGCACTTCCAGAGGGACTTAAGCCTTATGATAAATCCATCCGTGTCAGGCAACCTGCTCCAAAGGGAACAGTTGGCAAATCTGGAAAACCAGTTAAATTCATACATGTTCCAAGTAGTGAACGAGTTACTCCGTGGAGTAGCCCAGCAAGGGTCGGCGTGTATCTGTATGAAACCCTCGGACTTCCTGAGCAACTCCATACCAAAACTAAAAAAGTGTCCACGGACAAAGTAGCTATTGAACGGTTGATTAACAAGTCTAAAGACCCGGAGATCAAGAGAATACTTCAAGCCTTACGTAAACTACGTAGTTTGGATGAGTTAGCTTCCAGCTTCGTGAAGGGTGTCAAGGATGAAGATGGAAAGGACGTGGCAATCAAGGATGGAAGAGTGGCTCCTCACTTCTCCCCCTTTGGGACAAACAGCGGTAGGCTTTCAAGCAGCGGCCCCAACATGCAGAACCAACCACCCGCTGCTAGATACATATACGTACCCTCTGACCCTGAATGGTGCATTGTTGAAGCTGATTTCAGTCAGGGAGAGAACCGATTAACCGCATGGTATGCAGATGACAAACAACGCCTTGAGAATCTTTCTAAGCCGGGATTCAGTGAGCACAAGCTCAATGCCTCCATCTTCTTCGACATACCTTACAATGAAGTTGTTAAAGACAACAGCCAAGATGCTCCTTATGGACGAGCAAAGAAGCTTACGCATGGAATCAACTACGGGGAAGGTCCTCGAAAAATAGCAATGACTCTGGACCTTCCCGAGAAAGATGTACGTGAATGGCTCTTTAAGTGGAAGCTAGCTAATGGACCTACAGTAGCTTTTCAGGAGCGTGTCTCTGGTCAAGCGTCCAAAGAAGGGGTACTGACAAATGTATTTGGCCGTAAGCGTTGGTTCTGGACGGATCGGCTCTACGGTGAATCTCTAAGTTTCCTCCCTCAAAGTACCTTGGCAGACATTTGCTTTCGGGGAATGATTGGACTCATGTATGAACGTATCGGATGGCCTGTCGAGTTGGCTCTCAAGGTTTCCCCGGTACTGGCTCCGCTTCCCTATCCAGCGAAGCTACTCCTACAAGTCCATGACTCTCTTGTAGTTGAATGTCCAAAGGAAATGGTAAAGGAAGTAGTTCAATGTCTCAAAGCTGTAATGACGCAACCGCATCAAGCAATGGGCGGGTTCTATGTTCCAGCGGAGTTCAGCGTAGCAGCCCCCGGTGCAAGCTGGGGTGAAACTAAACCCTACAAGGAGGTGGCATGAAAATAGACTACTCTGTTTGTACGGACGAGGAGAGGAATCAGGTAGAGAAGGACTGGATGCTTAAGGGGTGGAAGTGTATCTATCGAACGGGACTTTTCGAGGAACACGGTATAGCCTATCCTAAGCGTCTTTTACATGTCTGGAAACTGGAGGAGTAATGCAAATTGAACCCGGAATGATCTTGTGCTTGAAATTAACTGGAGAGCTGGTTATGGTTTTGGGAACAGTGCCCGAGGGTACAGCAGTTCGCCGCCCTATCTCTGGACGCGCAGGCATCTCCCACTCAAATGAAGTATTTCAAGACTTTGAACTTGAAACAATAGAAGCGCATTATCTGCGTGAGGCAAATGACATGGTCCTGAAGATCAAAGCCCAGAATGTCGCCACAGAAAAAATTGCAGAAATGGACGCGGAGAAGCGCAAATCAAACAATCCAATGGTTAACTAGGAGCCCGCTTGAACTACGAAGAATATCCTGTTCATAAAGTCGAAGAAGCAGAGATAGCCTTTCGAGACTATGAGAATGAGAAGTGGAGCGAGAAACCGGAGAACTGGTCTCCCTTAATCAACCTTGAACAATTAGCCAAACGCCCTGACTTGGAAATAGAATGGTACTGCCCGGACTGGATTCCTGTAGGTGCTAAGACCATCTTATCAGCCGAACCTAAGACAGGTAAGACCATTCTATTGTTCCATATGTTAAAAGCGGTAACAGAGGGCGGGAAGTTTTTAGGCAAGGAATGCCCACCCACAAGGGTCCTTTATCTCACAGAACAAACTGAGCAGGAGTTTAAGCGTCAGATATGTGAGGTCAAGGGCTTGATTGGAAATAAAAATTTCTATGTACTCCTCGCAGAGGAGACACCACAGGAGATAAAGACATGGGAGGATACTATAACATTCGCGGAACGTATGCTGGAAGTCACCAAAGCGAAGATACTGGTAGTGGATACCTTCGGGGGTCTAGCGAAGCTACCACCGAACGGAGAGAACGACGCAGCAACGATTCAGAACCAAATCAACAAATTGAACTCCCTTTTCAAGAATCGTTACCTGTCAGTGGTCCTGACGCATCACAACAGAAAGAAATTAGACGACAAGGGTTCTAATCTTAACATCAATGCAGCACGGGGTTCAAGCGCATTCGTAGGAGGCGGAGGGCACTTAATCTTTATGAATTCTCCGGATAAGTCCACTAAGCGACAGTTCTCTTTCTTCGGTCGTTATTTGCATGGACAGGAGAAGACTCTATGTTTAGGTGAAGATGGATATCGGGAGATACTCTATCCTTCCTTCACAACGGGAGAACCATATCGTGGATAAAATTCGCACAGCAGTAGCAGATTTCGATAAGCATTACCCTTTGTATGATAAACCAACATGGGAGGCTGAACTTGACTTTCTCAAAGCCAATCCTCCTGATGTCTATATCTTCGGGGGCGATCAATTTCACTTTGATGAAATCTCCCACCATACAAAAGGTAAGCCTTTGTTTCGTACTCGAAGGGCTTATGCCAATTCAATCAAGGGTTTTGAACATGACATTCTAACACCACTTGAGAAAGTTCTTCCCAAGACTTGTGAGAAGGTTTGGATCATCGGCAATCACGAACGCTTTGAACAAGATTTGATCGAGGAACACCCTGAACTGGAAGGTGTTATAGATCATGTGGCTAATCTTAAACTTATTGAACGGGGATGGAAGATTATTCCACTGGGACATGCATACTCCCTCGGGAAGCTCAAGGTCATTCACGGAGAGGTGCTTAGTGGGATTGGGAACCAAGCTGGAACTATGCCTGCTAAGAAAGCAGTCGAAACCTACGCCTGTAACGTATTGGCGGGACACACTCATTCCCCTCAAACCTTCACGAAGATATCTCCTGTTGAACATATCAATAAATGGCAGGGATACATTTCGCCTACTACTGGAAATGTCAATCCGGGGTATTTACGTAACCGTCCTACGGCATGGTTGCATGGAATCAATATAATCAATGTCTTTCCTGACGGGCAGTTTAACTACTACTCTGTTGTAATTCATAAGGGTCGGTTTGCCTATGGGGGTAAAGTGTATGGCAAAAAGATTTAATGTAGGGGTAGATGTAGATGGAGTTATTGCCGATTTTACAACAGCCGCTCGTAAGCTGTTATGGGAAAACTTTGGAATAGATACCTATGATAAAGTCCAAACAGGCTGGTCTTTTGAATCCATTGGTGTTTCAAAGGAACAAGAGAATAACATGTGGAAAGCTATTGATGGCATTCCTAACTGGTGGCTTAATCATGCCAAGATGCCAGCTACTGATAAGCTCGTCTCCATGGCAGAGAAACATCGAGTTATTTTTATCACCAATCGCAAGGATGGCTCCGGTTATCCGATTGAAGAACAGACTAAAATATGGCTTAAACGAAACTATGGACTTTACAACCCTACGGTAATTATATCGGATCGTAAAGGCCCAATAGCTGCTGGACTAAATCTCAATTACTTCATAGACGATAGACCAAAGAACTGTATAGATGTGCATCAGACTAGTCCTCAAACCAAGACGTATCTGTATGACGCTACCTACAATCAGGACACAGGTGCTTGGGTGATCCCTCGCGTTAAGAGTTTCGATGAGTTTGCATTGCTTATTCAGGAGGCAGCACAATGATCCGCATAGGTATAGCCCACAAAGCGCGTCAAGGTAAGAACCTAGTAGCTGAGTACCTCAAGGACCTTGCGCGAGCCTCAGATGCTGTCGCACGTATCTATGGCTTCGCTGATGAACTCAAACTCTATTGTCGAGACCATCATAATGAACTTCTTCCTCAATGGCAGCTTGCTCACCAGACTAAACAAATTCCAGCCTGCAAAGACGATCCAATTTACGGCTATACAAAGATTTTACAGTGGTATGGAACTGAAGTAGCTCGCAAACGTAATCCGGACATATGGGTGACAACATTAGCCGCACGTATCAAGAAAGAGAATCCAGACGTAGCTATCGTAGCAGATGTTCGTTATCCTAACGAAGCTGAGTACATAAAGCAAAACGGCGGACACCTGATTAAGGTAATCCGCCGCATGAAAGATGGTTCATTGTATCAAGACCCCACCCGTGATCCTAATCATCTAAGTGAAATCGCCTTAGATAACTATAAGGGATGGGACTTTGAAATTGACGTTAAAGATGGGGACCTGCGTGATCTTAAAAAGAAGGCTACAGGAGTATGGAACATTATTACAGGAGACTTTAATGACCTTGAAGAAGATCATTCCCTTGTTCTGCCTTCTCTTAACTCCGATGCTACAGGCTTCAACGATGATGAAGGCCCCTACGCATGGGGTTAGTCCTAGGACCCTTTGGGTGGTTCAAGTCTTCATCCCTTCAAGAGAGGTGATGCGAAGTAGCTGGTACGGGGCAGAGATGGGTTCCACTATGGCTAATGGGAGGCCCTATAACCCTATGGCTATGACAGTAGCTCACAAGACTCTGCCCTTCGGCACAAGGTTGTTATTGATTAACCCCGTGAACCACCGGAGTGTCGTGGCTGTAGTCACTGACCGTGGCCCCTTCATCAAGGGGCGTACTCTCGATTGTTCTGAAGGGGTTGCTCTCCGGTTGGGGTTCAGGAGTAAGGGAATCCAAGACTTGCTGGCAGTACGCCTTAATTACATCCAGCGCAAACCTGCTACGAGAGCGCACACGAAGTTCCTTAAAGCTAAAGCCAAGCCATCCGATACGAAGTGCGGCGTTCTTAATCTCTCTGTATGCTCTTCCGGTTGGCAAAGGACCCCCGGTAAGAATACCCAGTACGAACCGCTTCTCTACATTGGTAGGGCATTCCGCTAGGAGTTGTTCAACAGCTTGTAGACTAAAGCCACCGATTGCTTTGGTACCTTTGGGCTTAGCTATGGACTTGAGTACAGCCCTAGCTGGATTGTTAAGCATCAAGCCACGATCTTCTCTTAGCCAAGTCCAGAACTGGTTAAAGACCATGAACTCCAACCGTAAGGTTGTGGAAGCTATTCCATGCCTGAGACGAACGGCTCTGTAGTCGGCTAGCTCAACACTTGTAAAATGCTCTACACCCAAGTGGGTAGGAAACATCTCTTGTAGTCGGTCAAGAGTAGTGCTGGTAAACTTCCACCACGCTCTTCCTTTCATTACTAGAACCCAACGTCCATACTTGCCGAGATACTCCCTAATAGGGTATCTCGGTTTTTTATTGCCCATGAGCCCTCACTTATCTGGCGTTACCTTGGCCCTGTCCGGGTGAAGCTACCGTACTTCCTAAAGATGGAGGACCTTCCTTGAACAGCTTTAAGCCAAGATCAAGCATGTTCTGCTTTCTTTTGTATGCCTCTTGTAGCATGTCCAGTCGTTGTGTTTCAGAAGTTAATCCGGAATCCGGACCCCCTACAGGTTGAACCCGTAGGTGGCTCATGTACTTATCTATATCTTGTACCTCTTTCTGTAACTTATCCGCAATGGTACCCATGTATATATCATTGCGGTGGGCGACATAGTACTGAGCGGCGTGGGCAGGATCGGCTTGTTGAAGGTGGGCAAATGTAGCAGCCGCCTGCTTACCCGACTCCGTAACACGCTCAAAGTTCTTCTGCCTTGTCATACCCTCTTGATCTATACCAGAGCCCATGTACTTACGTATCGTAGGCCCGATAATAGGAGCTGACTTAGCTATGTCAAGAGGTGTCTGACTTACCTTAGAGCTATCATGCGACTCAAAGAAGGGGTTAAGATAGGACTCAGTCTGTGTGGCAGAACTGGCGAACATGGACCGCATTCCGGCATCAATACGTCGTGGGGAAATGCCGTGCTGCCCAATGGCCACCCCAAGGGTCCCACCCACCGCTGCTCCCTCTTTTCCTCCAACAAGACCTCCAACAACTGCCCCAAGCACACCTCCACCTAAGGCTCCCTTGGTTCCACCCTGCCCTACATACTGAGCCGTTGAAGTTGTGTGAAGACCAATTTGCTGAGAGGGGTCAATCTTTTGTTGACTTTGAGGGACAATAGGATGTCCAAAGTCGTCTTGATTTGCGAACTGTTGAATGCCTGTTTTCAATATAGGATGCATGGAGGCTACAAGACTAGTAGCCCCAGAGCTTGCCAAGTTACCTTGCTCTAAACGCAAAGGTACTGGACTCATGTGACCCAGCACATCTAAAGCTTGCTGTGTACCTGTACGATCTTCTTTACTAATAACATTAGAGAAGGCCTGCTCTATAGGATTGATAGCAGCTTGCCCATAGAAGGGCTTAGGAAAGTTAACCTGATAAGCACGCTCTACACCTGTAACTGTATCCCTGTAATGAAAGGGAGTAAGTAATACCCAGTTACGTAACCTCTCCTCTGTACTAACCTTACGCATAAGAGGGTTGCCATCCGAGTCCTTTTGTTGACTATTCCAATAAGCAAGAGCCATCGTTGCTCCTGCGGAAGCCAACATGATGCCGCCGATCCGTGCGGGGTCTTTTCTAATGACATCCCCAAACTGTTTAGCGTAAGCCATATGCGCTGTCATAAACATAAACAGCTTGCCAAAGGAACTTGTAGCATCACCCACGCGAGAGAAATCAGGCGCACCTCCACGGTACTTCGCTTCAATAGCTGAAGCTCTGATACTGTGTCCATCCAGTCGAGCATTCTTAAACGTAGTAAGGCGATTGATATTCTCTAATGTAGCTGCGGCATCTTCCGCCACGTTAAGAATCTGTCTCTTTGCCAGCTTCTCTTTCCAGCCTAAGTCTGAGGGACTAGAGAAATACTCTGGATCAAGCTGTGCTTGCATTCCACCAAAGGTTGCCCCACTTCTTACTAATTCTCTAAACTCGGCATCTTGAGTGAGCACGGACTTAGCACTAGAAAGCCAACTGGTAGCAAAGCGTCCAACATCCTTACTGTTACTCTCTCCAAGAGCCAAGGCTGATAAAGCATGAGTAGACAAGCTTGCCAGTTGAAAGGATAGATTAGCAACAGTAGCACTTCTCTTAAAAGCAGAGGCTGCCCACTTTGCATAGATACTCATAGCTGTCTTGGCAGCTTGTGGATAGCCGTTGAGTACGTCCCCTAGGTAATCAGGTACGGCATACTTAACAGGCTTGCCATCTATATACTGTCCGACAATCTGTTCACCTTGCTTTGGTCTGTAGGTATCGCTTACTTTCTTAAACTCAGCACCTAGTTGTTGTGGATAGGCTTGAGCAAGAGATACAGCATGTCGCATGACCTCATTACGAACAAGTTGATTGAAAGCTTTAGAGTCTGCTTTAGATAAAGCTTCCCATGGATCAACAGGAATTCTTTCGCTACCTTCTAGTTCACGAATGACTGTTTGTTGTTTCACATTCAAAGGATCAGCAGAAGAGTGAAACTTATTATCCGCAAGATCATCCATAATACGATCAAGGGGAATGTATTCCTTACCGCGTGCTTTATAGGTTTGATATGCTTCAGTAGAGACTAAGCCATTGTTATGCAGCATGTCAAGAATCTTCTCACGCGCAGAGAACACCCTATCCCAATATTGATTGATCTTCATTCGATCATTTACATTGAGATTGCCTTGAAAGTCCGACATCATTTGCTGTAGTTTTTGTGGTGTAATCCCTTCAGGCGCGGCTTTACCCTGATCTACGCGCTTCTGAACGGCATCTTTATAGCCTTGTAATTCCTTTATTTTAGCTTGAAAGGCTGCGTCTTCTACAACTGTATTGTTAGGATTAGAGAGTCCTTGTTGGGCTTTTTGTATCTCTCCATCAAGAGTTTGCATGTGCTCTTGAATAACATCGAAGCCACGCTTCAACTGAAGCATTCGACCCCAGTCAGTCGTTCGTTCATACAAGCCAGCTTGTTTGGCTTCACGCATAACAGCGTTATACGTCATCTTCATATCTGCTCGTCCACCAAGAGCGACACCCTTGGCATCCTTGGCAGCTAGATAAAGACTCTGTTCATCTGGAAGCTTAAGCTTGTTAAACGCAGTTGTCCCTTCGCCCATCTTAAGAATGGCGCGATTTAGAAAACTTTGATTCGCGGGATCAGCAATCATTGCAAATGGATCAACACCCTTTGCGTAGTTCTGTGCAAGGGTATGAAAACGGTCCATCCAAGTTTGAGCCCCTCGATTTTGGTGCATGTCTTGCGCTTGACGAATAGCTTTAATCTCAGGAGAAGCAATATCGGGTTCAGGGGCTCCCTTGAGAAAGGTGTTTAAGGACATACCTGTATTATGAATACTGACTATGAAGTTATTCAGAAACTTATCCATGCGTGGACTAGTCATGATATCATGGGCAGTTGCACCCACAATCATGCCAGCTCCTGCACCAATAGCTCCACCTATAGGTCCGCCAATGGCAGTTCCCGCAACACCTCCAGCAACACCTCCAGCAGCCATTCCAGTTAGCCGCTGTACACCTGTACTGCCGCGTTCGGAAGGAAGACGAAAAGTAATATCTTTATTTCTAGCTATCTCTATAGCTTCATGAAGCTTGTTCCATTCTGGAGGAATGGTAAGAGTTCGAACAGCTCCTATTCTATCTTTAGTATCTATATACAACTCTCGATTTGTTACACGATCTGCTAGGGTATCCATATCAATCATATGAACTGCGCCACGGTTTGTTGTGTCGTGGATTTCATATGAACTCATATGGGCTTTACGCACGATGTTTGGATTAGCCAATACCGTTTGTAAAGCTGTATCTTTAGTAGCGTGCTTTAACTCAGGATAAAGGGCTTCGGCAAATTCGGAATGGGTTCTAGGTATACCAACCCAATTAGTTTGTCCTTTACTGTCAAGTACAAGAAACCCAATGTAACCTCCCTGCTCTCCGGGTTTCAAAACACGTGGTTGTAGCGACTCCGGCATACCCTTAAAGAAAGCTTTAGACTTGGCGAGAAAGTCATCCGATTGTGGGGCTAGTTTAGCTCTTTCTACATCCCCACGAACTCGTCCGGGCACACGGGGGCCATCACCTATAAAGCCACCCTGACTCGCTTGTTTACGAGTTAGAATTTCTTTATCGGCATCAGCAGCAGCCTGCCGCATCAGTTGTCCACGTTCAGAAAGCTGATCGGCTTCCTTGTAGAAGGCTTCTTCGTTACCCTTGATTTGTTTGTACTTACCGCCAAAGACAGCCTTCATCTTGGCATCGGTCCACCCGTCCAAGGGTCCTTGAGACTTGGGCATCCCATGTTCATCTAGCTCAATGGGAGCCTTTGGACGGCGACCAATACCGGAACCCAGCATGGTCTCTTTACCGTCTGGTCCTACACGTGGCTTGTTAAGGACTGCACGCTTAGCGGGTTCTTGATTGTAGAACTTTCCATATCGGGAATCAATACCTTCCATTTCTTCTTGTAGTTCTTGAAGGCTAGTACCTTTATGATCGGCAGCTTCTTGGACACTTATTCCAAGGTCTTTCGCGTGTTCTACAATGTCCTTAAAGCTGTCAACTACTTCTTCTCGTCGTTGAAGTTGTGGAAGGAGTTCTTGCATGAACTCTTCAGGATTACGTCCATCTGGTGTACCATTAAGCTTATATTCAAATCGAGGCTTCTCTCCACGAAGAGTTTGAATAAGGAAGCGAAGCCCTCCCTTAACTTCAGCATCCGGTTTCATGTAAGCCCGTGTACCGTCAGGAGCTACGATCTCGCGTGCTGGGCCACCAATAGCCAGCATCTCAGATAGTTCTTTGTTGATGCCGCGTGACTTTACAGTAGTATCGGTAAGCTCTGTGATAGCCTTAGCTTGGGCTTCATAGCGTTCTGCGGTCTTGGTAAGAGTATCCCTAAACACAGGAATATCCTTGGTTGAAAGACCCAAGAGGCCCTGATGAAGAGTTGTGCGTGCAGCATCTTCTAGCTTATCTCTATAGGCCTGCAAGTCCGCCGCATGGGAATCATTCTCTGCTCCGTCAATGAGCTGGGTATGATTAGCCATGCGTGTGTGAATGTCAGTGAGTTTAGTTAAGAGGTCTTGTGGAGTACTGGGACCCTCGGGGGTGGCTTGTGGCTCCGGGGCCTTTGCAACTACCTCTTCTTTAGGAGTGGCAGGAAGAACTTTGGGAGCCTTGGGCTCTTCGACCTTTTGAGCTAGCTCAGTCTTAGCCTGTTCTATGGCATCTGCTTTGGTTCGATTACCGGAACTCTGGCGTAGGATTTCTGTGGCTCTGGCCTGTACGGTTACATTATCTACAGGTACTGGGGGTTTGGGTTTGAATAAGTCAACCTTGCCAAGACCCTTGGTTTGCCCTTGCTGTGCAAGATCGTCTCTAATAGACTTAGGGAAACGAGTCAGAGGCACAGGAGTTCCTGCGTAGCCATCAGTAATAGAAGGAAGAGGAGCGATTAGAGCCTGTGTTTTCTCATCTTCTTTTACAGGTGAGGGAGGACCGGGAGCTGCTGCGACTTTTGTGATCTCAACTGACTTGGCAGCAATGGATGTCTTAGGTGCTTGAGCTTCAGTGGGGGGCTTACTGTTAAAGGAGAAAGGTTCTGCAAGCTGTGATTTAGCTTCAGGAAGAACACCAGCAGCCTTCATCTTTTCACTTGTGGTAGTAGCTGGTTTTACCTCACCTTTTCCTGCAACATCTTTAGCAGCCGCGTCTACATCTCCACCAAACTTGGCACTAGCAGTACCTAGTACTATATGAGTAAGATTATACCAAAAAGCATCGTGGTCATTTTTCTGCCATGCTTCTTTTAAGGCAGGAAATCTGTCAACGACCCCTTCAATCATGCTTGCTCGAAAGTGAGCATCCAGAACTTTACCTAGTGCTCCGGGTACATACTTCATACCTGCAATGGTTATAAGACCGGGGGCGTTAGTTAAGTCACTGGCAAAGTCATCTATGGCTCGTCCAATAGGACGGTGCTCATTTTCTTGAGAGGTGTAGTATTGCTTAAAATCTGCTAAATTTCCTCCTATAGGTGCTCCTGTAGTAGAGGAGTATTGGCGTCCTTGCAGATGATCTACTAGAGGTTGAAACATAGCTCTAGTACGATCCAGTGTTGAAAAATTACCCCGCTCAAAGGTTCCTTGAGTAGCAGGAGCGGACGGACGCACCTCTCCCTGTGCCGCTGGATTACTATTCGTATTCGCAGCAGCTTGTGTTTGAGGACTCTTCCAGCCTAGGTGCTGTTGAATCGCTCGTTCCATTACATCATGGGCTGTTCCATCTGGGAAGCTTGCGGTATTCCCATCCGGTAATTGAACCTTGATGTCAGGCATTATTCAAGTTTTCCTGTAGCGGGATTAAAGACAAGTGCTTTAGTGCTAGCTGGGGCAGTTGTGGGTGTAGTTGACATTCTGGTTGGAGCAGGAGCAGATTTAACTCCCGGTCCCTGTTGAGCATACTTACTAGGGTCAGCACGCCATGTCATAAAAGGTATACCCTGTTTAGCAGCACTCTGCTTCCATTGTTGTACTTCACTTCCCCTTTGGGCGTTAGCTTGTTCGTAGTCTTTTTGAGCTTGGGTCCACTTGGCTTCGTATATCTTCTTTTGCGCACCTGTAAGATCAGTCTGAACGTCCTCTCTGGCAAACTGACCCTGCTCCCCGAGCCACTGATCGAAAGGCTTAGGCGGTTGAATGTCCTTATAGGCGTTAGCAGTCTCTTCCTTAAGGAAGGTCTCTTGATCTTTTACAGGTTGTTCAGCTTCCACTTTAGCTCCAGCTACTCTACCCGCTTGAAGTCCAAGTACTTGAAGGTGGTCAGCCCAACGACGTTCGCCTTGTGCTCTTACAGCAGGGTCCTCATTAAGTCGCATGTTTTCAATTTGCTCTTCATAAGAACCTGCGGGAGCTGAACGCTGCCGTTCTCTTTGGAAGCCTTGATACGCTTGATTGTACAATTCAAGTTTTTCTGGAGGCACATTGCTGATATCAGCATTAGCGGGTAATCCTGCCTTTGCCAGTGCCCTGCGATGGTCGAGCATGGAAGGATTTAGAAAGGCCTCTATCTTTTGTTGCTCCATTGCGTTTCTTTGAGCTTGCAATCCTGCGGGACCATACCTATCTGTAATCATTTCATGATAGTCTTGCTCTCGCATGGCGGTTGCTCTACGGGCATCCATCTGAGCAACCATGTCCTGTGCCTGTAACTGTGGCATCATCATCTGATAGGGAAGCATGGCATTCTGCATCATCTGCTGACGATGGAATTGCTGTGCTCCTATCAAACCTTGCATAGTTCGAGAGATGCCTCCACCTACACCTTCAGGACCTTGAGAGTCTGGAGTCATACCCATAGTAAGGAAGGCGTTATCCAACTTCTGAGCTAGTTGTGGATGGTTCTGAGCTATCCAACTATTAGGTCTCATTGTGGCATAAGGACTTTGAAACTGCTGAGCCATTTGTTGATACGGCGCAAGCATCTCATTTAAGCGAGCAGAATAGTCCCCACTCCAAGGTGCTTGACCTTGCTGTGGTTGATTAGGATCATTATTAAAGGGTGCCATGTTGTTCCTTAGGATTACGGATTCTGCATTGAGAAAGGACTAGGGCCTGTCGGAATGTTATATCCACCTGTCATTCCAAAGTTAGGAAGCTGTGAAGTGAACGGGTTATTATAGGCCCCTCCGCCTGTAGGCATGTTGGTCATTGCACCAGAATTCCAAACATTCGCCATCTGGGCATCGGATTGCTGCTGAGGACCGCCACCTCCACCCTTGAACATACCGCCTGTTGCCAAACTCAAAGCCCCTCCAGCTAACTGCGGCAGCCATGTTCCAAGTCCACTCTTAGTCTGAGTCTGCGTTCCACCTGTTTGCAGCGGACGATACTGCGAGGCAAGTCCCATAGCATTCTGCTGTGCAGTAAAGGCATTCTGAACAGGATTAAGAAAGCCAAGGTTAGCTCTCATGTTGGTATTCCCACGCTGCTGATTGTTCATCATTTCCATAGCAGCCGCGTTGTTTCCCCCTCCCATACCCATCAGATTCATATTACGAGTGATGTTAGACATGGCAGTTCCACCATACAGATTGGCTTGATTATTTCCCATCTGTTGTTGGGTTTGAAAGAAGGGATTGCTAAAGGGATTGTTCATGTACCCACTGATACTTGAACCAAGCCCTCCCTGAAGACCTTGATAGGTATTCATGGCAGTTGGATCGTACTGATTCTGGGTAGTCGTTTGTGTTTTAGTACTCATAGTTTATAGGACCTTTACGAATCTGTATTCCGGTTCCGTGGATTGCTTGATTGCTCCAAGTGTCTCTGCTACATGCAACATCTTTTCATTCGTAGCATGTACATTAAAATAATACTTCGTGGCCCCTTGTGCAGCAAGTACAGTCTCCACGTCTCGCTGAAACATAGCCATTAAACGTGGTTGATAGCCTTCAGGGTAGATCACAGGATCAACCTCTACACAGGTCCTCACTACAGCAAAGGCTGTTCCTTCCTTTGTATCCAATGCCAGCACCATGCAACCCTGACAGTCGCTATACGCGGCGATTCCTTCAACTTCTTCCTTGGTAGCTACTCGAATCCTATTCATTACTTCCCTCCAAATAAAGTAATATAAGGTTCAGCATACTTGGAAAGCAAGAACCCAATTACTGTTCCTGCTCCTGCCATATACCATTCCTTTCGTTCCACCTTTGTAATATGCCGTTCCAAACGCTTATCTTCTTCAACCAAAGCAGGAAGCGCACTTCCTACAGTGGTCGTTAGGTCTTTTAGGGCTTGCGCTACAGTGGCTTGTCCTTTGACAAGATCAACGAGTGTTTGTTCGCTTATTTCCATTTTATGCGACCAGTATATTCCATTCTACAGTATTGACTGCGATTCCCGCAGCGGTAGGATTACATACACGTACTTTAACTTGGTTGGCCGCCGAAACATAGGCAGTCCATGTAAGATTAGTACTACCTAAAGGTAATACAGGGTTGGCGTGGGCAACTAGATTTGTACTTGCCCCAAGAAGGTTTACAGTAGCTTCTACACAACTATTAGCTCCTACTGTTCCAAACTTAAGGAAAGATCGGCTGGCAAGTCGTTTAGGGGTAGCCAGTTTGTTCACATCGTCAATCCTTTTTGCATACTCTGCAAAAAGTTGATTGATAACATGGACAGCATCAGGACTAGAGAGATCAGTAATTCGTGCTGGTCGGCTTGGCATTACATCCTCATGGATGGCATAATTTCAATGTCAAAGCCATCAAGCACATCTACAATGGCATTCACAGGACTTGTGAATGTGATCTGATACCACTTGTAAAATCCGGGAGAACCTACTAATGGAATAAAGAGATCACCGAAAATCTCCGGTTGCAAAAGCGTAGGAGGAAGAACTGTAACACCCCCCGAGTCCAAGTCAGTATCTCGGATAGCTCCTTGAATGCCAATCGTCATGGTTGTATCTGAAGTTGTGACGATCATTTTATTAAAGGCCTTTGTGAGACCTTCATCCCCAAAGTCCAACCAAGGAGTTATCATTGTAGCTGAATAACTTACCGCTGTATTGTTAACCCTGTCCTGTGTGATAGTATCTTTCCACTCATACAAGGACCCGGCTTGGGTGGCGAAGGTCCAGCGTGGTATACCTGAAGCATCTATGAAGTATAAGCTACTGGATACAAAATCGGTAGGCTTCCAAATAAACCACTTAGCACTTTTCAAGTTATACACACAAACAGTATCCGGATATGCATTAGTTCCTGTCGGAAGGTATAACATGTAGTATTCCGCAGGACCCTTGGCAACGAAGCAGCCATGTATCTGTGACACAGCAGAAAGATTTATGCTGTTCAACAGATTCTGAATAGGAGCCCCAACATCCTGATACGTGTTGAAGTCTGACCACATAACTCGAAAGTCCGGAGTAATCCACATCGTACCTATAGGATTATCTTCCTTGAATGTGATCTTCCAACTGTCCATGTTAAGCAAGCCAGCTTCGTTGAATTGAATCTCAGGCTTCTGGAAGTTGCTAGGAGAGTCTCCGATTAGACGACGAATACAACGCTCTGTAGCGAGCCAAAGCGTTTCTCCATCGCTCATAATACCTTGGATTGTTTCAGCGGTTTCACTGACATCCATTGCATTCGTAGCAGGCCACGCTTCCTCCCACTTCGAGGTAATGGTCCCTGTGGAAGTAGTTACTTCATCTAAATTCTTGCTGAAGTATAACGTACCTTGAATAGACCCATAAATACGACCCTTATGCTTCGTGGGGTAGTTAATCGCAGGTGGCCGTTTGTTATTTGCCACCCCGTGAAGGGTCCCATCTTGATTCGTTTGCTGATATATCGGTTGAGTTAACAACGTACTATCTGTCATTGTATCTGCGTAACTCGTTGTCGCATTAGGGATTGTGGCGATAAGATAAAGAGTAGTCGTATCTCCACCATCCGCAGTAGCTAGAATAAGCTTGGTATCCACCTGTGAATCGAGAGATACAGGAATGTTGGTTACTGAAATTCCCTGATTGGTAAGAGCTCCTGTGCTGGCAGAAAAGCCAGAGAAGTGGCTGACATGACCTGTAGAGGAATTTTGAAAAGCGATTGCGTAGACTCTACCGCTAAGTAGGGTAATGCCTACCCCAGAAATAGCAACCGAGGGAGCTCCGGCAAGTGTATATACAGTAATGCGAACATAATCTACACTAACTACAGGAGAACCTGTTAGTGCGTTTATAGAGAACTGAACACCAAAAGTAGTTGAACCGTTGATATCTCCTACGCCCCACAGACCGCCCCAGAGATCATTAGGACCTCCGAAGGAAATGAAACCAAGAGAGTTGCTGGAAATGGTAGCAGTCTTGGGTGTACCAAAGGCATTACCTCCCTTTACCAACACAGGGTTAATGGATGGAGTTCCAGAAGACGTAGAACACTTGATGTCTACTTGAATTCCTATAGGCGTACCTGTAGGAGCCAAAGCAAAATTCGTTGCTTGTAGAAAAGAAGAAGCAGCTACAGTAGCAGTAGCAGTAGCAACTGCCCCATCGTTTAACTTGATGTTATTGGGGTTCGTCCAGCTTCCTGCACTAGGAGCAGAGTAGTATACAGTAATTGTAACTGAACGAATGTTAGCATACGCACTTGTGTAATTCCCTAATCCAAAAACAGAAAAAGCAATACCAAAGGCTGACGAGTTCACATCAGAGTACAGCAATCCACCAACCCATGTGTCTGAAGAGGAACCATAGGTTGCATTTGCAGAGGATACAGGCCAAGGATTTCCAGAGGCGTGCTCTGTTCCAACCTCATTTAAACCTACAACAAGTCTAACAGAGTTATCATACGCTTCATTGGCTTTTGAAGCATCTCTATTAACTGTAACTAAAACACCTGTAACTGTTGCTGTTGTAGGAAGCGCAAATCCAAAATTGGTTATTCTAAGGTAATCTGAGAAAAGAGAACCACTACCATTGTCTATTTGAACGCTTCCTACACCACCACCAAGGCTTGTCCAAGCTTGTGTTCCAGAAGGAGCTGGTATGTTATAAGCAACAGAACTACCTGTATTAGGACCTGCGGTAAAGTTAGAGGGACCTCCCCCCAAATCGGTAGCCGTACCCGGACCATTCGGACCAAAGGAAAATCCCGTGACATTGTTAATATCAATGCCCCAGTTAGTCAAGTTTCCCGCAACAGATGTGCCGTCCCATTTTTGATAATCAGCTAAAAGACCGTCTGCAAAGTATCCATAGTTATTACTAAGCACCATACGAGGAGCAAACTTAGCGTTAATAGAAGGTGCAAATAGCGTATTGATGTTAGGACTTCCATCTTCGTTTAGCACTAGAACATTTGATGTAGAGGTCCATACTTGACTACGTAAACTCTTGCTCTCACTTCTAAAGCTATACCCTTCTTTATAGGGAGTAGCAGGAGATTGACTTGACAACAAGGAGTATCCCCGGCGTCTGTTCAAAATACCCTTAGTCACAGGCTCGATATTTACAAGAGACTGAAACGAATCAGGATTCTGTGCAGGAGGCGCAGTAAAACTATCCTGCCCTGCCTGATAGAAAGTCTTCCGCATGACGCGAAAGGCATTCTGGTAAGGAAAGTATCTATTATCTTCCTTTGCACCTATGATTGTCAGTTCAGGCATGTTAGTTGTTAAAGTAAGGAACCTTGTAGTTTGTACCTGCGATATTCACGATCATGTAGCCTACAACTTGTGCTGGAACTGCTCCATTTGCCCCAGCAGTTGCGGAAGTAGCTGTAGATGTACCTAGTCCAATTTGTGCAGCAGCCACAGTAGGTGTTGCTGCTGTTAAGATACTAGAAGCTGCGGTAACGGAACCCCCAAACTTTGAGGGAGTTGTACCTGCGGTAAATAAAGCCCATGAGCCAGCAGCATTACCCTGATCTTCTGCATAAAAGGCAGAAGTAATTGTTCCCACGCCATGCGCGGGAACTTGTGATTTAGCATAGAAGCCATAGGCATTTGTAATTACAATTTGAGGAGAACCAATAGAAGGGTTATCCGCAAAGAAACCATACTTATTTGTAAAAGTAGCGGCAACTCCATTAAGATTATCTATAGGACCTGATTTAAAATCGTATCCATTTGTAATAGATGGAACGGTTGCTCCTCCATCATTTCCCACTTGGAGAGCGCCCGCAGCACCTACAAGATAAGTTACAGTCCCCGTAAAACCGCCAGAAGTACTTGCTACTGCTTGTGAAAAAGAACCAACAACAGCATCGGCGTGAGAGTTTGTAGTAGTGGAAAGAAATTGCGCTGTTAAAAACCCACCTAAAACAGTTCCATGATCGTAGTCTTGAGCAAAACCAGTGAGATTACAATCTTGTGCTATACCTTCTACTAATACTCCTACCGGACCATTAGCTGCATCAGTAATCTTATTAGCAAGCGAGATAAAGCTGCCTGCACATGCTCCATACCCATTAAATGTATTGTTAACAAAGTTGAAGACTTGAAGAGCATTATAGGAACTATCGGAAGCAGCAATGGAAACAGTAGCAAAGGGAGAAGAGGTACTTCGACTACTTGCGGCTGTTATAAATTCATTACGTCCATCGGGAGGACCTGAAGTTACCAAGGTCGAGAAGTAGCCACCTAGGTTTAACTTACCACTTGAATCCCCAAAATGAGATTGTACAGTATTTGGGTTACTGTTATAAACGAGAAGACCATTTGTAATGGCAATAAAACCATCTTCAGGAGAAGTAGGACCTCCATTAGATATACCAATAGTACCCATCGTACCTTGATCGTTATAGGCCAAGGAAGATGTGGTAGCTAAAAATCCATTTCGTAAAAGAAGTGTAGGAGATACATTATAGACTACATACACATCATAGGAAGTAGCTCCACCTATCGAGGGCCAAGAAAGTGAGTTATAATTAGCTCCTGAAAGTGTAGCATTACCTGTAGCAGTACTTCCAGTTCCTATAGCGATCTCAATCGAACCACGTTTAGCTACTACCGTATAAGAATAACTACCTGCTCCGGGTGTACCTACATTAGATACAGTTACTACAAAGGTTGAAGCGTTAGTTTGAGAATAAAGAGATTCCGTACTCGTACTGTATAGAAGACCTATATCAGAAGCAAAGTATCCCCCACTAGCAAACTGAACAGACCCATTTACTCCTGAAGCTCTTGCAGCAAAAGGAAAAGAAGGTACTGGTACTGTAACTAGTGAGGGAAAACCAACAAGATTTATAGGTCCAGCCCCCGTAAAAGCATATGCCGCAGACCAGATAAGTGTATTAGAAGTGTTGTATAAATTAACGGTATAATACGTATCTGTTGCACCATCTGCCGCATCCACTACAACATCGTTTCCCCAAATAGATACAGAGACATTTGTACCTGTGCTACTCGTAGAGAGCTTAGGTGCAATGATACCTGTACCTGCAACATACAGGTTATTTATCCCTGTCGGGGAGATCAGATTAGCCGTCATGTAGCCATTGATTGCGCTACCTGTAAGGTCAATAAAATTAACGGATACTGTAATGGGAGTAGGCATTTTAGTTAGCTACAGGATTAACTTTCTTAGGCTTTTCGGGTTTCTGTTCATGTACTTGCTCATACTGAGCAAGCTTTGCCTTCAAGTCAGCAATGATATTATCTTTAACCTCATGCTGTTGAATCGAGAACTGCAACATATTAGCAATTAGTTCTTTCGTATTCATGGTAGCCCTCCTAAGGCTCTTTCTAAAAGAACGGGTCAAGGTAGCCCAGAATCTGTGTATTAACATACGTATTAGAGTCAGCCCGTATGTACTCCACACCTTCTGGAAATTGATTCTTATCGGCAATCATGGACTTCAGGCCTTCTTGAAACAAACCCCATTGCATCCCTGCATCTTGTGGTTTGCCCATGATCTTGTAAGCATACGCGGAAACTCCCGCAATGACTACATCAAGATAGTCATCTGGAACCTGCAAGAACTGATCGGCAGTTGTAAGCTTAGCTCGGTTCTTGTAGTATTCAAACTTAATGACATATGCACCCATTGGCTGCATGGTATTGGTAATAGGGGTGGATTTACCTGTAGTTGTCAATCCTGTTAGCGGCTCAGTCCAGTCGTTACCAAAAGAAATAGGCCCAGAGGCGTTCTGCAACGTCTCTGAGCCTTCATTTTGAGGCACACCATTAACCAGTGTAGCTTGAACAGCATACACATTATACCTGTTATATTGAACGCCAGCCTGAGAAGTGGCATCCGGAAGAATACCGAAATACCCTGTTGCGGGGCTCTTGACAACTGCCAAGTTACCAGCCGGGATATAAAGAGGTGCGCCAGTAGTTGTTGAAGTACTCTCACCGCCGAGCGAGTCAACAAGAGTAATCTTCAACAAGTACACCCGTGCCGAAAGAGCCCCGCCTGCCGTTGATTGCACGACGGGAACTTGAGGAGAAGGTGTTGAGTTATTCTGATTGTTCGGAGGCGGGAATATCTGAAGGATACTCGGGTCGTTAAGACTTTGGCAAAATACCGCCGGAAGTCCGGGTCGTCCCATGCCTGTACGATCAATCAAATTTGGACCCTGTGGTGAAGTGAAAAGCCACTTCAAAGCCTGTTGATTAGACAGGTCCATTACAGAGTCTTTCTTAAACTGGTATACGTCTTGTAGATTAAGCTGTGTGTCAACCACCCCAGCGGGTCCGGTTCCCGTGGGTCCAACCCAATAGGATGACTGTCCCATTTGAGTCAAGAAGTACTGTGGTTCACTCTTAAGAAATGTCCAACGACTGAAACGAAGTATTTGCTTGTGAATACGATTCGTATAGTCAATTAGAATAGGCTGTCCGGTTGTACCAACTTGAGCCGATAACTGCTGTCGGATGTCTTGGCTTACACCATTGATAACGTCACTGACCTTCGGGAAAGTTGTGTATGCCATTTTCTAGTGTGTCCTTAGTTATCCG